AGTTTATTCAGCCATGATGCATATAGAGTTAGTTTTTCATAATAATTGACATTGAACGCAGCGCCGGGGCCGGGGGCATAGGCAGCGGCATAGGCGGCATAGGCGGCATAGGCGGCATAGGCGGCATAGGCGGCATTAGCGGCAGCATAGGCGGCATAGGCGGCATTGGAGGCATTGGAGGCACCGGCGCCACCCTGGCGCGTGGCAGCATTTAACTCCTGATCATTATTTGCAGTTCCGTCACGATACTTATTTGCAAGCGCAATGCAATATTCCGCCTTTTTGTGCCCACTCGCCAAATGAACTACATCATCGGCACACATCCAAGCCCATTTGACTTTTATATCAACTGGTAATTGATTTATTCGTTCGGAACGATTATCGATGTCTTCGGCAGTAAAAGTTCCATGAATGAGTTTAGTGGCGGTCATTTACTTGTCCTGCGAAGTTTATAGTCGTTACTATATTAGCATTCCGCCAGAGCGTCAAGCGGAATTACAAATAGTTACATTTGCCCTGGTCAGCACACAGCCTCGCAACTGAGCTTGCAGACTACAAGATCAATTACGAGGCACCTCGAATCCCACAGCCTCAAGATGTAACAAAATGTAAAAGTTGTAACAAGATGTAACAGAGAATTTCATTGCGCGAGGCTGAAATTTGAAACCCACTTGATACTCTTTTCATAATGAATGGCGTTTCTTAGTGATAACCGAAAGGAGAAAAGGCGATAGGCCTTCGCCAATGTAAACGAAGACCAATAATAGAAGCTACAGACCTGCTGGGACTCAATACCCGCTGCGACCTTATCGCTTTCACTATACTTTGAACTCCGTCGAGTGTATAGTCTCACTTCTTTATACATCAAGCAAATGTTTCGCTATATAATCGAAATTCGTCTACGGGGGCTAGTTTTGATGCCCGCTATTAAGTTACATTGAACTTCTTTTATACTGCTACAATGCTATTTATCACGGAGACCGTGTAGGCCTACAGTTATGTAGACATTGCAGTATAGTCGATCATGCTTGCAGCACGCTATAACGCGGATTTGACCCCTTGCTTCTATGTGGATTCACGGTAGATCGACTTAGATTGTTTTAGGCTTAGCACCGTTTAAGACATTGAAAATCAATGACTTACGTGATCTTCGATGATTGAACTGTTCGCTTATATGCATACGTGAAAGTCGCGGCTTGTGATACGCGAGCAATTCGCGGTGCAAATTCTGTGTAGGATTTCTATGCAAGAATCTTGCATAGATTTCCTGTCTTGACTCTGAGAATTCTCTGCGAAATTTTCAGTGAGATTCTTTTTCTACCTTCTTCTCTCGCCGAGAGAGGTTCATTGAAATCCTTTCTTTTCGTATACGTTCATCTAATCACTTTACCAATACTTACATCCATTCATTACTACACTTATCTTGTTGTTTCTAAAGGATTTTTGTGTAATATAACATTCCATTTATGTCCATTTTCTTGTCAATATCATTAATCATTAATCTCAAAATACCAACACTTATTTTTATTGAATACCGGGGTTTATTGTTATTTTTTAATAAGAAATGCTACATCATGCTACATCATGCAGGAATGATGCTTATTGGATATTTCAGTGTCGAAAATAAATTCATCCTGTATTACTATCTTTAAGATAGTTTAGAAGAACTTCTTTTAGTGCATCCATACCACGCATAGAATGCGTTAAGAAGTATTTTTTCCTCCAGGGCTCGTATACTTCTGTCGGAAGTTCTTCTTTTAATCTATTCATATCTTCCCAAAAGATTTTCTGTGTTAAATTACCTCTTGGATAGTATTTGATTACATGGAATATAGTCATTCTTTGTATTCCAATAACATTCTTCTTAGTTCCTTGACTATTATTTTAATAGGGGTAAAATCTCCAGTATCCAATCTTTTCCTATAATAAGGAGCACAATGATTATCAAACCAAGAATTATAGAGTTCCGGTAAGTCGGTTCTGATTTCTTTAAGACCTTTAATTCCGTTCTCACCTAAATAGTCAGATACGGGATACTTGATTACATGAAAGATAGTCATTCTTAATATTCCTGAATAATTTTTTTTAGTGATTCAATATATTTAAGTGAAGGGGAACCGGGCTCATATTCTCTACCATGTTCTATAAACCAATAATGAATAGATTCAGGAGTGTGGATAGGATCAAATCTATTCATTAATTTGAATTTTCTTATAATATCTTCTGGTAGAGATAGTATCTGTTCCTCAGTGGGAGGAATACTAATTGGATACTTGATTACATCGAATAAGCTCATATTGGTGTAAGCATATGATATTCAAAAAGTCTATTCATTAGCACTTTGGCTGCTCTATCTCTGTCGGCTGGGTTCTCTAGCATGATAGTAAGAGTTTCCCTTATTTTTTGAAAATTATAATCATAATAAGATTGTGCTAAGTCTTTATAGGCTTCTCTTACTACCACAGATGGAATAGAATCTAGAAATTCGTTGAAATTCGGATATGGAGAACCGTATTTAAGAAGCACCATTAGCTTTAATTCGCTTGGTGCTTCTTTTGATCGAACATTATCGAATAAGCTCATTCTTCGGGTCCTTCCCATTCGAGTATAACTTTTTTAAGAAGATTGTTATTATGTTCTAAATTTCTATGAAATACTATCCCGAAACAGTAAGCTAACTCCATATCTGATATATATTCTGGATGGGTATAAAAAGCCATTCTTATATTTTGAGGCAGGGTGAGTCCTACATCACGAAAATTTTGTCCTGGTAAGAACGGATACTTGATTACATCGAACAAGCTCATTCTTCATATTCCTTAATAATTTTTCTAAGTAGTGCAATGTCTTTTTTTATTTCTTCTTCCATCTCCGAGTTGTTTATGTTCATCCATTTTGATACCCACAATCTATCAAACCGTGTGTCATCATGCGTTATACTCCATGAATTATCTGGATGTTCAATCCATATCTTATAAAGTTTATAGGGTAGAACGGCGAATTCCTCCGCAGTGGGAGGAATACTAATTGGATACTTGATTACGTCGAATAAGGCCATTAGATAAGATTATCTATGGACGCGACTACGATAAAATATCAGTCCGGCTAACATTGAAATTGTAATACCGGGTGAAAGAAGAATTGTTATATAGAGCGCAGACCAGAAAAACGGAAGTCCGATTGCGAAATAGGAAAAGAGTGAAACAACAAGTACAACTAATCCGTAGACTCCGGCTACCAAAGAGTAGAATTCGTTAATACTGGTTGTCACAACTTATTCATCCAGTCGATTATCATGCACAGAGCCAGGCAGAGAATGAATGTCACTACGAAATTTGCTGCAGAGAATGCTAGTGCAGCACCAGACAATAATTGAAAAAGAAATAAACCGATTGAAACAATCAGAGAAATTTTAAGATTGAATTTCATTTTATACATTCACGTAGATTGCAAAAAACATCAAAATGATTCCGAGAATGAAATGCCCTGTAACAAAAGCAATCAGGGCAAGAATGAAAAAGATTGTTAGATTCATTTTGATCTCTGTTTAGTTTTTGGATCCGTCGGACCAGCTCAGATGACTTGATCACCCAGCGTTTCGATCCATTCCGGGGAGTTTTGGCTGCCGACCCATTCGACTAGAGCCTCGATTGCGCCCGAATTGTCCTCCAGGAATACGAAGATGTCGCCCAGGCAGGCTCCACCGGCCATTTGCCCGTAGCGATTGATGGAGTCGGAGTAGCCCAGGGCATTCACCAGCTTGGCGAAGTTCTTCACTCCGCGTTGGCCCTCGAAGCTGGTAAGGCTTTCCTGGTCGATGTAGCGATGGAGGAGTGCTTGGAGGCTCATAATGTTCACACTGCCAGAAGCAGGCACCATTTCAGTTCGGTGGGTGTCTTTCCTGTAGCCATCTCTTCGCCAACTGGACTGTAAAGAGTCCAATCGGATCCGCGGATGTCGACATTGTGCCCTTTCGGGCCCGTGTAACGATTTGACCAGGGCTTGATGCCGCCGCCATTCGATACAAATCCGGCCCTCTTGGTCACATTGTTGTAGGCTTGGATTTGATCCACCATCTCGCCAACTGATGCAAACATTGCGAATCCCTTAGCGGTTGAGGTGCGACAGCAGGGCATCGGCCGCCGTGTTGCCCGGGGTGGTCTTCTCGGCGTCGCGATCTTCGATCACGTGGCAGATGCAGTCGCCATCCGGATCCAGGATCTCACGGGCGTAAGTGCGACCCACCGTGAAGTCAGCGATTAGGTCGCCCTTGTGGTACTGGTTGGAAACTGAATCTTTGGGCACGATTGGCTCCTGTGTTGCAATGTTTGTATTATGCGCTGATCGTCTGGTGCTGTCAAGCACTTTATGGAATTAGTATGCTCCAGTCGAACTGGCAGTGTCCACGTAGAAAAGAAGATGAAGCCGGGGCTTTCCACGTTCATGGTATTCGATGTAAGCTTCGAATCCACCGGTAGAAAAACTCGTGCCGCTCTTCGGGCGACCTTGCCCTTCAAAGTCAATCACACAATCTTCGAGCAAATCACGTGCTGTGGTCTTCAAACTTGCGATTGATGGAACGCCACCTTCGTTGGCCCAAGTCCAGTTCAAAAATTCCATGACCCTTTGAACCTTTTCAAAGTCAAACCGTTCAAAAATCATCGGAATAGCCTGGCGCAAGTCAGACATGATAACTCCTTTGAAAAATTAAAGAACTTGATCTTTACGAATGTAAACGGACGGAGTAGCCGGTTTACCACAGAAAATGCCCGCCTCCACGATTGCGTAGCCGGGATCGATAGCCATAGGCTTAGTAACTTCTCCTCCGAACTGGACAGGAGCGTAATGCGGCATGGCTTCGACTGCCAGACTTTCGATGTGGATCTTGAAGTATGAAGATCGACTTCCACCGTCCCAGGCAGTACCAGACAGCACCACATGATCCTGTTTGGACAGGAACGCCTTGTGCTTTCGACTGACCAAGCGCACAATGGAAGCGAGTTTGGGATTGTCTTTAAGTGTAATTGTTTCCATATGCTTATTATGCAATAGGGTAGAGGCTGTGTCTACCTCTGTTACATCTTATCGAAACAACAATTTAATGCGGCGAAGAACAGTTCTCCAGATTTGATCTTTATTGACTTCCTTAATCGGAGTGATTATCCTCTGCCATGTTTCGGTATGAGATTTGTAATCACCAGTTTCGTAATAAACTCTGACTCTATTTCCTACTTGAATTGGATTATGAAGGTATCGGCCACCAGTCGAACAGAGAATTTCATGAAATTCTCCCATCTTTTCAACAGGAATGTATTCTGTGATTTAAATCATTTGGTTAACTGTTGGGTTGGTCATTGGCGTCAATGATTTCTTTAATAATCCGGCAGGCAAGAATGATACTTGCTACCAACAGAAGTGCACCAGCCACCCATGCTCCGATAGAAACCAACAGAATGCCGACGGCTAGCAGCAGTGCAAAAACTATGATCATTCCAATGGGCGTCATTGCTTTGTACCTGTTGATGAAACGATGAGTGCTTTCTTCTGCTTCACCATATGGAAGGACTCCCCACGATCCAGTGGCTGGTAGTCCGGCTTTTGGAAGACTTCGAGCAGCCTCATTACAGTTTCTCCCATCCAACACTCATGCAGAGGTATTTCACACCGTCTACTTCGATCACATCGCCCGTCGAAACACCTCGACCCCGGCCACACTTTAGTTCACGTTCTTCCTGTAGGAAAGGATTGTTGGTGAGGTCGAACGCCTCTTTGGCAGCTTCTTCACCTGTCAGTTCGGTAAAGAAGCTGCCAGCCCTTGTGTAGTGTGGTAGCTGGGTACGAACCATTTCCGTCCTGTCTTCAAAAAAAGTGAAGTCACGCAGGATAATCTGCGTACTAAGATAAATGGTGACCTTTGACATTGAGTATTCCTTGTTGTGCAAAAACACATTATGCCGCAATAGCCGAAGCAAGTCAACTGCCTTTTGGCTTATTGGTAGAAACTTGCCGGGATGCCGATCTTCGGGGCATTCGCCCTAAAAGTGCCGCGTGCCAGTTGGCGATCGTATCCATTCGCGAGCTGCATGGCTGCGATGATCGTTTCGTAACTGTGCCCAGCGCGATAGCCCGAAAGCATGATGCGCCTGCTGGTAGCCGCTTTGGATTCGCCTGGTGCAGCAGTAACATGCACGGGCGCTGGGCGCTGCACGGGCGGAGCAGGGGGCAAAATACGCGGAGCAACAGGGGGAAGCAGCAGGGCAAGCTCTGGGCACAGGGTCTGCACAGGGACCGCTTTGGTCGCCAGTTCCCGGCGTCGCAGTTCGTCGACCATCGCCTGCCGTCGGGCCATTTCGGCCGCATCCGGCTGTGCTGCTGGTTGCTTCACAATCGGCTGTGACAGTGTGCGGCCATTCGCACCGACGATGCTGTAGGCACACGACATCGTAACGGAACCCATGCCCTTTCGATAAATCAGTGTGCCACCGGAGCGAATGTATTGGTGCCTGCGTTCGTTCAGCCGCACCTTGTGTCCACGGTCGGTTGTGTATTCGTAAGTAGTACCCTTGCCGTACACCACTTCGTTGTCATGCGTGCGGCCACCAGTGCCTCCCAACGCAATGCAAACGCGCTGCCATCCGGCGTCGTGGTTCTTTCCGAGTGAAGGCTTCAAAAAGCAAACCAGATGAGCTAGTTCATGAGGTACAGTATCTTCCAGCATGTTACGCAGAACTTCGGGATCATTCCGCATCAGCATGTCATAGTTGAAGCGAACAGTGAGCTTCTTTTCACCAAAGATACTGCCTTTGTATTCGGCCCAGCCGGCAACACGACCCTTCAGGTTGAACTGAATGGAGGTTTGACTGATGTCAACTCCATATAGCGTCTTGGCTTTTTCGATGATTTCCTTGCACTTGGAGCGGACTTGTTCGGCCGGAGTCATGTTGCGGTTCCTTATTGCGCGATGTATGCATTATGCGGTCTGGAACCGGAATGGTCAACTACTTTGTGAAACGTTTACTTCTCTTTTTTCCGTGTGAGGCTGAGGTAAGTGGGACGGATAATGAAGCACCAAATGGTCAAGTAAAGATACGCACCAATGAAAATTGCAAACCAATTCAGAAAGAAATGGCCGATATTCCATGGCATGACAGCCAGTATTGCAGAAATAATAAGATAAGTAAAAAACGCGCTCTTGTATTCGTTCCAGATGTACGAAAGTGGGCTCAAAGAAATCCCCTTAGTTATTATGGTAAAGAATATTCGGCAGCGAAATGTAACACCCCGGGTGAATTTCGAAAGGCCGGTATTACCAACATTACTGCACTCAATTTATCGGTAATAGGTTGACACCATTCAGCGCCCAGCAACGGTGCTACCGAATAGCCAGTTGAAGATTTATAGCCAGTTACACCGCCGGCTATCAGCCCTACATTGTCGGAAAGCATGAATTCTTTTGCAGAATAGACACTTGTTTTGTAAAAGGAATTGTAGTAAAATCCTACATTCCACCCATTATTCCATCGATACCCGAGTCCTGGATTGTAGTCGTTATATCGAACTTTGGTATTATAGTTTTCTTCCCATGAAGGTCTGGCATGCCAGGATACCGTATGAATTACCAGATCATCAGCTTGAGCGATACTGGTAACAAATAGCAAGCTAATGAACAGGTATTTCATTTCTTCTTTAGGCTTGATGCGGAACTTTGCATTCGAAGGTCAGTCATGCCACCACTTTACCGTCGATGCGCATCTCGGTAATGCTTTCGCATTTGAAATCGCGAATGATAACCTTGTTGTCCAAACCACCTTGTTCACCACCTTCGCGCGCAGCAGGAAGGCCAATAATGTCCGAGGCCGGAACTTGAACACCGTCGAGTTCGTAGTAAGTGACACCCGGCTTCAGGAAGATAACTTCCAAATAGTAATTGTCCACGCCATCCTTGTTGTGAACAACAATGGGCATATTTGGAATTCGAGTGCCCCAAGCACGTTCGTGCAGCACGAAGTCGGTGGGAGCCTTACCCTCGGCTACCAGTCGACGTTCGACCATGGCTTTGTATGCATTGACGTTTTGATTGGTGAAGGCCATCACACTGGCACCAATCATGCGCTTCGTGACGCGCCCTTGTTGCGGGTTATTTTTTCCACCTGTCAACTTGACCACGGTGCGAGTATCGATACCGACGAAGCTGGCACCATTGATGGCCGAGACAGCAGCAATAAGGGTGGTGTGATGCATGGTCAGATGTCCTTGAGTTTGATGCAGAGTGCCGGATACGGCATACGCGCCCAGCGGCTGCCAGGGAGGAAATACATAGAGACGATGCGTTCGCCGAAGAGCTCACGCAGCGACTTCTCCAGCTTCCACTGCTTCTTCTGCGAAGCACGGTTGATGTCATCCGCCGACCACAACTTCAGCCGACGAACGCCGGTCTTGGGCTTCGCCTTGCTGTCGTCGTTGAAGATGATGCGCTTGGACGCATTCTCGAAACCGGCTTCCACGAGGGCCAATCGGAACAAGCCGATGTCGCCTTTGAAGATGCGTGCCATTTGTGTGACTCCTTGCTGCAATGTCAACATTATGCAGCACAAATTGGATTAGGTCAACTGATCAATCCAGATTGTGTTGTCTGTATGAATGCCAGGCGACCAGCACTTCTTGATTGTAGGTATGAAACGGACTCATACTTTCGAATCCGAGATGAAGAAGACTGGAAAAAAGGAGTGTAAACTCAGCTTCGGGTTGGAGATCATTGCGATTCCACTCATCGGTGTAGAGATAAGTGGTAATCCAATAATCAACACCATCCTTGCCGTAGCAAGTGCGGCTGAAGATAGGAAGAAGTGCAACAGGATTCAGAATGAGATTGCATTCTTCTTTTGTCTCTCGCAAAATAGCTTGGAGATTTGTTTCTCCAGGATCTACCTTACCACCCGGGAGGCCCCATTTGGTGGTATCGTTGCGACGACTGATGGATAGTACACCATCGGGACCCAGTTCTGGGGCTGGAAGAATGACACAGACACCGTGTTTAAGCATGTTCATATTATGCCTTACACGGTGTCTGTTGTCAACCGAGTATCAGGCGGCCGGTGCAGCGGCCTTCTTAGCGGCAGCCGCGTCAGCCTCTTCCTGTTCCATGTGCTTCAGGACGGCAGCGATTTCCCTGGCCACGGCCTTGATGCTTTCGGGGGCCGGATCGTTCTTCGGCCAGCCCATGCGGGCCTTCAGTTCGCGGCGGATGAAATCTTCGTGCTTCTCCTTCAGCACGCCATCTTTGCGTCGCCCCTTGGCGATCATAAAAACAGCGCGCCGGGTGTCAGCGCAAACGACGGTCTTGGGGGCAACGGTGCTGCTCATGATAAACTTTCTTTCGTTTGTTGCGGGTTGCTGCGTTGTTTGCAGTGTTTACACTATGACAGGGTGGCCAGGCCACCCTGTCATATGCATTTTGGCGATCAGGCCGCCGGGGACGTCTCGGGCTTCGGTTTGTGATATCCTTGCGGCGCACGGTGACGCGTGGCAGGCACGCGATGTCCGTGATTGCCGATGTGATCCGGGCCCTTGGAAACGGTGTGGGCGTAATGGAAACCACCGCCCTCCTTGTTGGGAATCTTGTCGCCGCGTGCGGCCTTGGCATCGGCCTTGGTGGCGAAATACTGACCATTGACTTCGAAAATACGCTTCATTGCTTGTAGCTCCACGTTGGTTGATAAAAAAGATCTGTTGCCAGCCGCTGGTAGATCATTTCCCTGGATAGTATCGGGCGTCGTACCGTGTCCGCTACTTGGCTGTATGCTAATGCGAAGGAACCTTTGGGCGTTTACAGCCTTTACTGTCCAGCGCATGTTGCAGTGTCTAAACTATAACAAGTTGATTGAATCCTGTCTAGCGGTAAATGAAAAACGATTTCTTCCTCGGGATTCGACCATCCTTCTTCAGAATCCAAAGGGTAAGGCACGGCACCAAATTGATGCAATACCTCTTCTCGCAGTCAGAATGATGGCACCCAATCCACCAGGCACCTGGTTGAAACATGATACCCCAGTTCATGTCAGGCCACCGCATCTTCGTTGATCAGCACCAGCGCAGCCTTCTTGGCACGCTTGGCCTTGTCGATCATCGCTTGCGCTTCTTCCAGTAGGTCGAATTCACCCACCACCTCGCCAGTTGATTTCTTGGCCACGACATACTTGGTGAGGCCAGAGGTCTGTGCTTCGATAGGAACCGACACAGGAATGTCCTGCATGTTCAGGTAGGTCTTGCCGACCGGCTCCACCAGCTCGGCCATCTTCTGGTCGTGTTCGATCTTCTCACGCAAAAGATCACCCAGACTTTTGGATTTTTCGGTGATGCCAGCCGCATCACGGAACACCTGCATCAGATCATCGATCACCACGGTGCCGTCAAGCGGCGTGGTATTCACGTGTCGAAACGTGCCCAGATACTGGGCAATGGGCTGACCATAGAAAAGGTCACGCCACATGCGGGCATAGATGTTGCGCTTCATTTTTCGGATGTTCACGTTTGACTCCTTGTTGCGATGTATGTATTATGACCGACTTGATCCCAAAGGTCGACCATTAGTTGGTGTAGTTTACCGCCTTACTTTTGCACCAGTGTCAGCGATACTTGCGAAGCGAGCTTCCCACACATTATCGGATGCTTTTCGATGGTCAGCAAGGTTTCGGGCAAATTCATCCAGATGAATACCTTCAGGATTTGTGCGAGATTCCTGCACCAGTTTTTCAAACTGATGCCGCACTTCATCGAGACGACGAAGAGCTTCTGCAACGGTCGGAATATTCATTAGTTGGTGGCCTCGAGGACAAAGCGGTTGTTGGTCTGCACGAACTTCAAGTAGACGTTCCCGGATTCGTTGCGGCCAGTCTCGCCCTTGAAGCCGATCCTGTAGACGAAGTTGCCCGAGGGCGACATGCCTTCGAAGGACGCGAATTTGATTTCGTTGTTTGTATCCGGATAGCTGCCGCGACCCATGGCTGCGCGAACTTCGGCAACCGTCAGATCGGTGGCCTCGATGAGTTGTCGCTTGGAGCTCAGCATCAAACACTCCAATATAGTTCGGTGCTCGGGTCAGACACTCTCGGCGTGTTCACCGTTTGTTGGAAGGGTTTGCCATTCATCAAGTTCATCTTCGTGACCTTCTTTTCGATGGAAGCATGGAATGTATCACTGTCCGCGATAGCAAAATCCTCGCGCTTCACAGCACCGCGATTCACTTCACGAGTCAGTGCAGCCTTGGCAGCACCTTCGGATGCAAAGCCGGTTTGATGCGTCTTCACCTTCGGGTGAAATGTTAAGTAACGAGTCGTTTCCTTGTTGTAGACGACGTAGCTCATGAGTGGCTCCTTTGCTGCAATAAACACATTATGCGGCACATAATGGATTTGGTCGACCTACTTTTGAAACTTGCTGTAGGCGTAGCTGGCCATCCACTTCTCGACCAGGTTGTCCATCCCGTAGGCGGCCTGGTAGCCTTCTTCGTAGATCGCGAAAGCGGCCGCATACTTCTTGTCCTTCTTCAGGCGCTCTTCGTGGAGGATGTCGACCATCTCGTCTTCCGAGGGGTAGTCGAAGGCGTCGCAGCCGGGAACGATCTTCGCCCGCTTCCACTGTTCCATGGTCATCGGCTCGCCGCTGTCGTTCTGGAAGTCCCAGACGCCATTCACGAAGTAGAGGTCAGCGCATTCGACTTCGTCGTTGCCGTACTTCCAGGCCACCACGATGTAGTAGCCGTCTTCGCGGAGCATGTAGTCGAACAGGTCCTCGAACTTGATGGAGTGACCGTAGTCATCCCAGGCCTTCTTCAGGTCGGCCCACTTCTTCGGATCCAGTGCAGACTTCGTCTTTGCCATTTTGTGCTCGCTGTTGTGTTGCGATTCCTGTATTATGCACAGGAAGATGGATGTGGTCGACTACTTTGTGGATTTGGGTCCGTAGGCTTCCCAGGAACGGCGCCAGGCCTCGGAGTCATCCGGCAGAGGCTTCGTGCCTTGGTAGTTGTGGTAGAGTGCCAGGCACAGAAGGCCGAACAGCACGATGCCGAACAGGATGACGAAGATGTTCATGGTTGTGAGGGTGGTTGCGGGTTTTCGTCGGGCTTCTGTTGCTGCTGTTGCTGCACCAGTTGCTGCTGGATTTGCTGCTGTTGGAGCGGCTTGGGCTCCATCTGGTCTCGCATCATATCCATGAAGTCATCGAACTCTTCGTCATAATCGCCTTGCATGATTTCTCCAGTAGTCGTTACTATACTTACCTACTAGAATGTTTTGAACAGCTTACAGCATAGGCTATCTGATTAGCCGGCCATTTATATTTGGCTTGGTACTTTCGAAGACTCATTACATCAACAAATGTTTCATCAGTTTCAAAAAATTCGTATTGTTGTGCTTCCTTGCAGTGAATAATGACTACAGGGTGATAACGAAATTCGCTAAATTGGGTAGCTGTGACATCCACAACATGATCTTCGACTGTCAGGAACACATGCGATAAGAAATCGCCATTGTGCATGTGAATTTCAGACTGAATTCCTACCTTCATGAGTCTCTTGTGAAGCTCGGCACTCGCAATGGCACAATAACCAACGAGATTATCCTCGCGCCGCGCCTTATCGGCTTCATTTTCGCACCAGGATCTGACCTCGAGCGCTATCTCGTGTACTCGTGTCAGTTTCTTGTTCATGCTTGACATTCTCCACGACGCCTTTTGGTTTGTGAAGTAAGACAGAATGCCAAAATTTCCTGCTTGTTTCGATTGTAGATCAGATAATCCTTACCGTATCCGGAAGCACGAAATAAGAGCATCATCTTGGTTTCGGCTATGTCGAGATGAAAACCTTGATGCTTGAGATTTTGCGACTCCATTGAAAAGTCGGCATCTGTTTCGTACACTTCCAGGATGTCGTCGAGCATAGTGACTCCTTGTTGCAGTGTCTATATTATGCGGCAGGAGATGAAAGAAGTCAACAACTATTTGGAACAGAGCTTGCCCTATGTGCAGACAGGGCTAAAACACCTGCCGAATTCGCCTGTTTTAGGCTAGAATGCAGCGGGGTAAACACGGGCCTGCGGGTCTAGTAGCCGACCCCTGTTACAATAGCCCCGCTGTATCAACGCACGATAGGTTCGAAACGTTCCAACACCCGTTCCACACTCTTCGCAGCATCCGGTATCACGAAGGCTGTGAATTCACGCCCCTTCGGAGTCAGACCATATCCCGGGAGGTAGGAGGGAGCCTGGTCGCCAATGTTCAGCTGGTCTCGCAGTGCGCCCGTCAGGCTGGAATTGGCGAAGCCGAGGACAAAGGCATTCGTCAGGTCGCCCCACACCTTGGCATTCAGGTTGTCGATGTATTGGCCACCGCAATGTTGGCCCTTGCATTCTTTATAATCGAATGCCAAGTTGAATACTTGTTGGCACTTGGCGCATAAGAGCAACTTCATTTTGGATCCTTATAGAATGTTTTTGCCGCATTTACAGAACGACGAATGGAGAAAGGACGGCGGTGGCCCTTCTTCAGCATAATGAGGGCTCGTAGCTTTCTATTCTTCCTAACTTGGGATACGAGCCTCACAGTGCTTGGGTTTTTCTTTGGCATGCGCTATTATGCAGCAGCACGCCTCGGAAGGTCAAGCCATCAGCTGGAGCTCTTGCCACCCTTCAGGAGCGCGCCGAAGATGATGATGGACAGCCACGTCCATAACGTGTAGTGAATGGCGTAGGCCACCAGCGGGCCGCTGAAGAACAGCGTGTTGATGGCCCAGATGGAGCAGAACGGCGCGAAGACGATGATCAGGATGATGAGGCCGGCGTAGACGACGTTGTTCATGGGATACCTTTCACTTGGGTTGGGGGACAGGGGAACTCTTCTTATCCGCCTTGGGCGGAGCAGTGACATCAATGAACTCCGCTTGTGCGCGGGTGATACCAACGTATTCGAGGTTGGATTCTTGCACCTGCTGCCAGGGCTTCCGTGCATATGGACTGGGCAGATACGTAGAACGTCCAAGCATGAACACTCTCGGCCATTCGCGTCCCTTCGAACGGTGAATTGTGGAAAGCGTCAGCACCTTGGCCTTTTCGCCTTCCGGCGTGTTACCGAACATTTGCTCGATTTCCTTCAGCAGTTCGTTCACCGTCTGCTTGCTTTGGGATTGGCACCTGGTGATAATAACTCGCAGGCATTCCACTTGGTCGACAAGTGCTTCGACTTTGGACTCCTGGTTCTTGGACATATATTTGGCGGTTTGGCGAGCTTCGTAGTCTTCTAGCTTCGTCAGCAGCGCCGACAGCGTGCTCACTTTCCAACGGCTTGCCAGCTTGGCCAGGCCTTCGCCAATGTCCCGTCCTTCCACACGGCACGCAGTACCACACGACAGTAGTGAATAAGCAGTTTGGATGAGCGGTGCGGTGTTGCGGCACAGGATAACATCTTCTTTTTGCAGCTTCTCCACATTCATCAATTCTTCGTAAGCAATTGCACGCACAATACCTTCCGGAGCCGTTTCGTGTGCAATCAGATCTGGCACCAACTTTTGTGCTTCACGAACGATTGCCTTGGGGCAGCGATATGTGACATTCAGCGGCAGGGTGGTAGCTTTGGTCGCTTCGCGCAGTTGATCCATGGAGTTGGCATCCGCACCAGTAAATCCGTAGATTGCTTGACACGGATCACCAACAAAGATCATCCGTCCAATACGCGGAGCAAGCATAGCCAGCGCCAGCGCACGCCGTGCAGGATTCGTGTCCTGGGACTCGTCAACCAGCACCCAACGCTTTGGCCAGAAACGAGCCTTGAAATACAGTGGAGCCAGTATCATGTCGTCGAAGTCAATAACTTCGCGGCATTGCTTCAGTGAAATGCGATAAATGTAGACAGCGGCGCGGATCACTTCGGCTGGTTGCCAGTTGTCCGTGATGTCGTTGTCCAGGTCGAAGTGGTCCCACATATCAAACCAGACATCTTGGTCTTCAATGGGGCACAGATGTCCAACAGCCCGCTGCTTTGCGTAACCTACCAGCTTAGCGATAGCAGACTTGCACTCGATGAATACCGGTGCGTGTTCATGTTCCTTCTGTTCGTCAATGATCTCCAACACCTTGTTGGCGTTGAGCTTGACATCCGGAGCAACCTTGCGCCACGCCCCGTATCCGAATGAATGAACGGTTCCCGCTTGTGCGATCTTCCAATCGTAGCCCGCCTTTTCCAGCTTGGCTTTGATTTCGGTGGCGATGCTCTTGTTGTAGGCCATCAGTGCTACGTCACCCAGCTTGCCTTTCACGATAGCTTCGACGACCAGCATCAGCATGGTGGTCTTGCCGCAACCAGCGCGGGCGACCAGTTCCAACGAACCCGTGCTACCGGTAGTCCAGGTCAGGATTGCATCTTGCAGTGCAGACAGCTTAAATGGAGTTGCGGACATTTTGTTTGGCGCTTTTGTGTTGCGATGTATGTATTATGCGGTAGGCGTGGGCACACGTCTACCTCTGTTACATATTAGTTGATACGCAACGATGCGAGGCCTTTAGCAGCAGATAGAAGGTTTTAGGCTTCCTCGAGGGTGCAAAGGGTGTGGCCCCAGATCTGCTGGGCATCACGCTTGTTGAAGGGATCGTCGTTCAGTTCCCAAGCACAGGAGCGGCAGTAATACTTCCGCGTCGAATGGTTGAACCAGCGGATGCCGTGGGGATCATCCGCTGCGGGTTTCTGACAGGCAGTGCGGTTGCAGGAACCACCCTTCTCACCCTTGTCACGCGCCAAGTCAGGCGCAATGCGCCTGACTGCGAGCGAAGTATCCGAGCTTTGGATTCAGTGGTTTCATTTAGCCCGCCAGGATGTTGGGGAGGAAATCGTCACGATGAGATTGCTCATCGAACTTGTTGATGGTGTCCAGCACGCGATAAAGCGTTTCGACATCGCCGTACAGCATCGTCTCGCCTTCGGCCAGGAAGAGTTCGGTGACATCCACCTGCGGTGCAGCGCCCGGATCCGTATAGACGCGGATGTCGGTGCGGAACAGGTCGCCAGCGCCATGGCTTGCATCCGAGCTGATGGAGATCTCGTAACCCTTGTATTTCATCTTCGTGCAAACGCACGGATTGCTGTTCTCGCCTCGCCGGATTTTCAGTGCCAGCAGGGAAATGACTTCACGCGGAACGTAGATCATTTTAGTCTTCCGAGTTGTGTTGCTTGACCATGTGCATATTATGCAGCACAAAGTGGATTAGGTCAACTACTTTTTTGTACTATTTGGAAGTCCTGTGCCCCATCGTTGCAGATTGGGAATCAGTGCCATAACTGGCCGGCTTCGTCGAGGAGCTCCAGCTTCTTGCCGCTGAAGTAATACTTGATTTCGGAATCGGCACCGCTCAACAGCGCCGCCTGCTCGTCTTCCTTCAGCCCCAGGAACAGGCTAACCCTGATGCGGCGCCCGTGGATGAACAGATGGTTTTGGCCGGATTGGGCGATGAAGCCGACGTACTTGTACCACATCACATCCGGGTGGGTAGTCATCACCACGAACCGTTGGTTGTAGCCGCGGTCACCGTCATAGATCAAGCTGGAAACTTCCGTGAACCGGATGCCGTGGAACGCCAGCGCAGCTTCCAGCTTGTCCTTGTTGGCCTTCTGCTTGCGGAAGTTGTAGTCGGTTGCCGGCCCCTGGTAGGTTTCTCTCGCCAGATACGACAGGAACTGCGGATTGGGAATGGTGCGTCCCTTGTAGCCAGTCGGGATTCGTGCGGGCAGAGTCATCTCAGGTTCCTATATGTGTTTGCGATGTTTGTATTATGCGCTGACAGGAACCTTAGGGCAAGTCTTTTTTGGTTTTTGCAGTGCCTGCCGCACCATTTTGCTCACTGCAGGAATATGCTTCTTATCAAAAAGTGTATTCCAGCCTTGATTACCGGTGGTCAGGTCCTTCATCTCTTCCAATGAAAGCCTGCCGCGATAGATCACCATTCCATAGAGCTCATCCGTTTTCAGATGGCATCCATCTGTGTCATAATGCCATACCTTGCCGCGATAGGTGAACTCCAGGCCAACATGTGCGAAGCAGACGCCGTGTTCATTCCACTCGAATGTGGTATTGGTTTTCACTTTTCGCCGCGTATTCCCGAGTGCCATGTGTTTCTGATCCCAGGTTTTCGCACCGTATGCTGACACAATGCCCTTAGCCTTGATGCGGTACTGGAGCAAAGCTTCAGCAACGGCGCGAGCATAGACACAACACCCGCCGTGGTTGATGTACGGAAACTTGTCGTAGACATCCTGCCCGAGGACATTGAGCTTATCGAGCAAATTCATTTACTTTGATCCTTTATGCCACCAATTGCGAAAACTGTTTGCCATACTAATGGCCAAACCAAGCGTGAACAGCACACTGATGATTTCTAGCACAACACACCACAGGAACACGAACAAGAATGGAAGAAAAAGAAGAAACTTTACTCCTCCATCTACATTCTTGTCATTCATTGTGGTGTTCAGAAAGTCGAGGAGTCCAAAGGAACCCGCATACAGCAGCATTATGGATCCAATGATCACCACGGCCCAGAAGATGCCGAATGCGAGTCCCATGGTATCAGCCCTGATACATGCGTTCGCCGGCGCCCAGCTTCTGCAGCACCTTCTGATCCACAGGCCAGTCCAGCTCGAGCATCTTGTCGACCAATTTGAAGGCGCTGGGCAGCGTCGGATTCACCATGCTTTGCAGCAGTTGAGTGGCACGCTTCTGGAGCGCGTCAGTGTCGGCTGCAATTTCTGCGTCGCTAGCGACGATGGACTTCACCTGCAAGTCGTTGATTTCGATCAACAGGTGTTGCGCTTCGGAAATGAAAAAACGTGAGTTCATAAAATACCTCTATCACACGGGATCTTAAATGTGGAAGATCCCTAACCACTAAAATAATTGTAGCACAGTTTTATGTGCAGTCAACTATTTTATGAAAATTCGGTGATCAGTGCATCCAGCCATCGATGCCGCCAAGCCTGGAGAACCCGACGCCCTGCCGCTGACCGCTCTGGATAGGCGCCCACCCGGTGATTCAGCCATTCTTCGGCGGTGGCACAACCGTCAAGGCGTTCCATGATGAGATCCTTAGCAAGGGCTACCCGATATGGTTCGAATTGGTTGCCGAGTTCGATTGAATAGCAAATAAACTCTTCCTTTCCGTCGTTGCCTCGTGAAAGGTACGGCTTGGCGTTCTTCAGGGCCAAGGCGATGGCCAGTCGTTTTTTCTTTTGCATGTCGATTCCTTAGGCGGTAACGGTCTTGGTTGTTGGGTCGTACTTCTTGATCATCTTCTCGCCGGAACTCAGCTTGAAAGTGTCGCCGTGGTTGGGACCGAGTCCCTTGATCATCACCCAGGCAGTGTGCGGCCAGGCCTCGATCTTCTCGTCGAACTTCTCGCTGGCGTCGCCCTGCAGGATGAACGATTGGTAGCGGCCCACGGCTTCGCTGCCGTCGCGGTTGACCAGTTCGATCACCGCAAAGCAGTCGTCGTCATCCACTTCGGGATCGTTGCCCTTGGGCTTCTTCGTGCTGCCCGGCTTCACCAACCCCTTGGGAGCAGGAGCACGTCCGAGACCTTCGACAGGCGCAGCTTTCTTTGCGCCATTGTAGTGGGTGGCAGCGGCCGCCAGCGAACAGCCAGTCTCGGCCATCAGCGTGTCCATTACTGTCTTACGGAATAGACGGCCATCGGTAGTAGCCAGTGCGATGTGTTGTTGGTAGAGTTCGACGGCACGTTCCTTGGCAGTAGTCATGTGACTCCTTGTTGCGATGTTTGTATTATGCATGACAGGAAGAAATAGGTCAACTACTTTTTGAAGCTTCCTGCCATGCTTTGCATGCACGGCTGGAGAGGTAATAGTAGCCACCCAGCTATCGGTAGTGTGTCAGGGCTTCGTTGGCTTCCTTCCAGGTAGGAAACTCGTCAACAGTTTCCAGGCCTTCTTCGCCTTTGAACTGAACATAGGTTGTCATCGTTTCACCTCGTGGAGAGACTGGCAGTGTATGCAACGTAGACAGCCCTGCACAGCAAGACGTCGTTGTAGGGGAATTGTTTCTTCGCAGTCTGTGCAAAATTCAGCACTTGCACCGGTAGGCATACGAGCACGCACAGCAGCAATTGCATTTTCATTCAAATGCATTGCGTGAATTTGACCCATCTCGGATTCTTCGAGATTTAGGTGCTGAAAAGATTCGATTTCGGTTTCAGGATTCATAAACGGTAAACAGGGAAGCAAACTGACGTTCGCCCATCTGCTCCAGGAGGGAAACGATCTTCGGATCGAGCTCGTTGGACAGGTAATCGAAAACTGCCTCGGCCTGTTCCTTGTTGAACAAATTGACTTCGATGTGACCTTTGGGTGACTCGCTCATCCATGCTCTCAGGATTTCCTGAGTAATTTCGACTTCGGTACCACGGAACGAAAAAGTAGCATGCGATTTCATCTTGTCCATCTATCTCAGTTAGTAAGACTGTATATTAGTGCAGGATTTTGAATCTGTCAACGACTTTTTGAATTTAGTTTTGCGGATCCGTTGCAGACCAGAAACGATAATTAGCGATGCCAATCAGAAGAGAAAAGATCAGCCATGCAGCAATATAGATCATAATGATTAGCCAATCGAAGAAGTTGACAGAGGAACATCGCACAGAACTACAGTCACATCATAGGCCTTCTTGGCCTTGAAGATTTTGGCGGCAGCCTGTTGTGCATTGTAGCTGGTTTCAGCCTGCACTTCGATGGTCTTGCCGCGGTAGAATGCCTTGTAGGTTCGCATTGTGAATTCCTCAGGAGTTGATGCGAGCCATATCGCGGAGATAGGCACGCTTGGAGAAGCGGTAGTGGTCCTTGCGGCCACTGAAACCACGCTGCTTGAAGCGGATCAGGTTGTCGCGCATTCGTTGTCCTTGTTGCGATGTTTGTATTATGCCGCAGGTTGACGGTTGTGTCAACCGCTAAACGAATAGTTGACTATTTAGTGAAACTGTGTTACACTCGACTATTATGAAAAATTTGGATTATTATGTGTATGCTTATCTTCGTACATCCGATCTGACACCTTACTATATAGGGAAGGGGAAAGGAAGAAGAGCATATGAAATAAGTCACAGCGTGGTTGTTCCGCGTGATCGAAGCAGAATCGTATTTCTCGAAACCAATCTTACCGATACTGGCGCCTTAGCACTCGAACGAAGAATGATTAGGTGGTATGGAAGAAAAGATTTGGGAACTGGTATCCTTCGAAACCGCACAGACGGCGGCGAAGGAAGTGAAGGCTATCTTCACACCGATGAAACCAAAGCAAAGATGAAAGGTCGACCTTCCAAACTGAAGGGCAAAATAGGAAAGCCGCAGTCGGAAGAGACAAAAGAAAAACTTCGCATCATCAATCTTGGGAAGAAACACACCGAAGAGACGAAAGCGAAATGTGCTACATCGACCGGGAGGAAGATGTCAGACGAAACTAAAGCAAAGATAAGTGCTGCTCGGTTCCGAGCAGCACCGAACCAACCTCAGCAAAGCCCTGGCTGGTAGGGCGAAGGCCGATTAGGCCGGCAGCGTTTCGACAGCCGCAGCAGGCGCCACGACTTCAGCGGCTTCCACTTCGACGTCTTCCTTGATTACCAGCTTCGTCTTGCCCTTGCCGATCGCCGCGATCAGGAGCTCGTTGGCCTTGGCGCGGCTGATGCCTTCGGCAACCACTTCGCCCGTCTTCATCTTGATGACGGTGACGGCCTTCACAACCTTACGACCACCCTTCTTGCCTTCCGGACGACCCAGATCTTCCACCAGCGAAGCGTCCGCAGCACGGATGAACTTCAGCGTGTGGTTGTAGTGGGTGGCCGCCGACGCGACGCTGATGCCGTACTGCGCCACGGCAGCGTTCATCACAGCGGCGCGGAAGGCCGTGTTGCCCATCTCGGCGCGTCGCGGCAGCAGTTCAGCAAACTTCTCGTTGACAAAATCTCTGATGCCCTTGGTCATGATGCTCTCACTTTCACTTGGTTGGGGTTGAGTTGCATGGGCGCTTATGTTTTGCAACCCATGTCTGTATTATGTGACAGGGAGAACTTTTAGTCAACGGTTAAAGTGTAACAGGGGCGGAAATAAGAAAACCTGTGTAATGAGTTAACAAGTAAAGTTTTCAACTTCAGAAAGAAGATTTAATAGCTCATCTTTGGGAATAGTTTGATCTTGTAGTGATAGGAAAGTAAGTGCAATCTTAAGGCGTTTTACTTTTCGGCAGGTTGCGGCAGGGTTCTTTAGATAATCTATATACTTAAATCCTGTTTTTCTAATAATATCAGCATGCAACGATCTTATTTCTGACTCTATTTTGTTCATTTAGTGCCTTTGATCGAGCCTCAGAAAAATCATTTTTTATTTCAGAAACTGTTTCTAATATATATTCTTCAAGTTCTTCCTTAGACATATCTTTTATGTCTTTTCTGATAAAATCAGTTGATTTCATATTATTCTCCATCTTCTAGTGCATCAGTTAAGTCAAGCATTTCATCAAGAAGTTGATTCATCCTTGCTAGTCTTTCTTCTGGTGTTACATTTTCCGCAAGTTCCATTATTCTCATCATCTTGTCCTCCGTTATGCTATTTATCAGAAGAAAGTCTGCCGAAGCAGCCCATCTCATTTGACCAAGTTTTGGATCAGGCGAACAGGCGGAACTGATCACCAAATACATCTCTCCTCGAGATGGAATATGCTGTCTTCCCACGAGTATTTTTAGTCTTGCGAATACGCAAACCGGCCGAACGTAATTCAGAGATGCGGGCTCGAAGATTGCGAACATTATATGTTTCGCGAGCTTGATCAGCCGACATCTTACGGTTGGTTCCGCGAAGATGATTTTCTAAGAATGCTACTTGAGTAGACTTGATTTGAGTAAAAGCCATTTTTGGCCTCCTTATAGTTTATGGACTAATTATAGCATTTCGTGCCACGAAAGTCAAACTATTCATAATCAACCAAGTCTTTTGATCATAGGTGAAACCGGAGAGCAGTTTCTACTCGTCCGGTTTCGGTTTTAGTTCCTTTTAACCGACTAATTAGTTGGGCCCAACTTTTTAGTCAGCTGCTGAAGCTTATGTTTGCGTCCAAACAGCAAAACTTCAGCTACTTTTAGCCTTCTATATGTTTCTGTTGTTTCATTTCGTTTCCGTTGTTTCAATTTTGAGTGTTTACCGCGTTACCACAGTGTCTTTATAATACATGCAGACTCGGATAAGGTCAAGAGGTAAAAGAAAATGGGCATCAAAGATGCCCATTTGAGTTCGGTTGATGTTACACCAGCCGTCGCCAGTTCAGGCCCTCGGAAACAATCCTCGCCCTAACAAACCGCCCTTATCTTGGTTAAAGATAAAGTTTATCGGCAGTTTCTATGCTTGCCGCTTGTTTTCTATCAGGTAAAATAAACCCGATAGATAATTCCTTGTTTGGTTCGAACATTGTCAACCACGATGGATGGGTCTTGATCCCATCCATCAATGAGATACTTTAGCGCATGCCTATCTTTTACCACTGGGTTGCCAATTTTGATTGCAATGCACTTGTTTCGATGCGGGGCTCTGCCTGCACGGTGCGTGGGTTCGTAGAAATCACCAGCATAGCACATTTCCAAAGCAAGCTTCATTCTCACACCCTGCGAAATTTGTGCAGTAGTAAAATGTGATTTGCCATTGGCGTTGCGGATTCGAATATTTTGAATAGCAGCCCAAGGAAAAGGTGCAGTATCACGATTAATATAACGCATTAAGTCTCCTATTGATGTGTTATTATACGGGATAGTTAAAGGATGATCAAGAGGTAAAAGAAACGCTCCCGAAGGAGCGTTAAGAGCTGAACCGAAGACCTTCTCGGATTATTATTCCCTGGTATGGGTAATCCTTACGGTCATCTCTGCAACCAAAATGTGCAGAGTAGAAGCCCGAGCTGTCTAAAAGCCACTTTGTTATAGCAAAACAAGGAGACCGCAGCCCCCTTGTTTTGCTTATCAGACCAGCTGAAGCACAACACCCTTTTCGGCAGCAGTCTTGCGCTTCTCGTAGAGCCTGCGGAACTTGGCTTCACGAGTCAGGATGGTAGCTTCTGTCATCTCCAGCCATCCGTTCGGATCCGCCTTAATGAAGTCGGCAATCTTCTTGACAGCACGCAGGCTGACTTCACGCATGTATTCTGCATTCTCCATCACAAAGTCCATCAGGGCTTTTTCTTGCTCCGGAGTGAAGTCGTACGGCGCAAGCATGCCGTCACGGATGATCTGCTTGATACGCAGCAGCTTATCACGCATGCTGCCAATCTCCAGATCCAGATAATGGCAACGCGACATGATTGCTTCCAAGTGCGAAGCGACCCTGGATCCCTTGGAGATGGTGCGTTCGAAGTCGATATTGGACAGGAAGATGATCGACGCTTCGAAGTCAAACTGCTCGGGGATGTCTTCCGTCTGCAGAACACGGCTTTCCTTGTTCCAGCAGATACGTCTCTTGTCACCGGAGTTCAGCGCACCCTTCAGCAGCGATAGGCACTCTTCGTCGAACAGGATCGAGTCCGTATCGTCAAACACAATAACTTGGTCGGGGGCACGGTTGTAGTAGAGCTTCTGGTATAGGCCGATGCTGGACACACCACCAGTCACAAACTCGTAGCGCGGGTCTTTGCCTTCTATCTTGCGAAACATATTTGCACTTTCCAGCTGCTTCTCCACACCAAAGCTCTTGCCGATACCGGGCGGCCCCGAAACAACCAAGCCACGGATGACACTGCGAGCACATGCATCCGTGATCTTGTCCAGCATCAGGAAAGTCTCCTCGATTCGGTCCATTGCTTCTTCGTCTGTTTCTGCAGCAACGAACACTTGCTCGTAGTTGGTAGTCTGGATAATACCAGCACCGCCGCTGCCACCATCGACTACCACATGCTCGCCCAGCTCTTCGCCGGCAGCATCCAGCAGCACAAAGTCACCCTGTTCGCACGAAACACGCTGCGCATTGGGAGTACCGGGAGCCGGATCGGGATTGTAGATAGTAAGGTAGCCACCCTTGGCACCACTGGTCCACGGCTTAACAAGCCGGAAAGTGCCCTCCACATCGATGCCGCGATACTTGCCCTTGATGATCTTCGCTTGAATCGTCATTCACTAACTCCTAGGTAAAAGTGTTGCTGAACGATCTTATAATACGATCGTTCAGTGGATTGGTCAAGTGTTTAGTGATAGTCAGCTAGCCCAACCGACCAGTTTGGTCAATTCCTGACCAATGTAACGTGTCTTTCCATCCCAGCGACCGCTGGTATCTGCGATGTGTGGCATTGGCATTTTTTCTACCAATGGTGCAAGTGGTTGCCAGCCATGGTTATGGTATTTCACATGCCAGGCGCCATCTCGGAAGAGATAGTTGTATTCGAGATCCGCGTGATCCTCCAGGATGTGGCTCACGTTGATTTTGATAGATTCTTGACGCCACCGGTAGTAAGACAGCGCCGTTTCGTAGCTGTTACCCAGGTAGGAAAGATCGCCCAGCGAAACAAGCGCGAGCACTTGATCCAACGTGGTAAAGCATCGTTGGAGGATCACGCCGTTGTGTTCCAGGTAGCCATCGGAGTGGACATAAATGCTGGCATACACCCCGGTGGTAGGATGTCGGACAATGATGGCGCTATTGGTTGACATCGGTCGCCTTTGCTGCTGATCCGTTACTATAGCTGACCTCTTGATTTTGGTCAACTACTTTTAGAAGAGGACGGAGAAACTCGAGTACCTCATGCGTAGTAAATCCCGGATTGACACCGTCGCCCATGTAGGGTCCGCGCTGCCTTTCCAGTCTCGCAATCAGGTTCTCGAGTTTCTTTCGATCAATCACTCTCGGATTCCCCTTCGAGATCGCGAATGATGATGTTCATTTTCAGCTGGAGAAGCCAGTTTGGAATCACCCAGCCGAGTTCTCCTTTGAACTCCGCAAAGATGGGTTCCAGGTCACGGGCCTGTTCCAGAGTCATACTTCCGAGCCACATTTCGTTCTCCAAATCAGATGTTGCAGGCCACGCACTCTTTTAGGAGTTCGTCACTGCGGCCCGGAAACTTGTCCTTAGCCAGCTTCTTGAATTCGGGGTCATCCAACAAGGCTTCTGCTACTGCGAAAACCATCTCGGTGTCACCGTAGGTACCATCGTCCTTCATGTCTTGCCGGACGCCAGCAATCTCACTTTCGTAGGTTTTCTTGGTCATGTTAGGCTCCGGGGTTGCGTCGAATCTTGATAAAAGTAGTGTAATCGCCCGCATCGTACAGGTCGTAGCCCAGGCAATCGGTCTGGATGTATTCGGCGGTGATTTCGATATTGCTCAGGGAAGCACCTTCCCACTTCTCGTTGATCTTTTGGAGAAGATCGGACATGGTAGCAGGCGGCGCAAACATTCCGCCTGCTTCGATATACATTTCCGTTTCCGTGTCATCCGGCCAGAAAGTTCTGATGCCACCGTCTCGTGTTCTGTATCCCATGATCTGCTCCTTATTGCCACTATTATGTAGCAGCACCAGCCTAAAGTCAACCTCTGTTACATTTTTGCAGCCTTCATGATTTTTGGCATCATCATCGGGACTACATTATCCCATATAGTAGTTTCGATTTCGCACGGCAGCTTCAGACCTGGTTCGAAATTCCATCTGTCACTGTAATAATCCCTGATAAGATCATCCACTTCCTGACACATATCGAACAATGCATCGAGGATTCGTTCCTTACCTTCCTTAAAATCCCAATAGGACTTGATGCTACGGTAATTGCATCGGGTCGGCATACGTTCCAGGGCGCGGCAGAGATCTCCATCGCTGTTGAAAGGATGAAATGTATCGGTCGAACGCATGTAATATGCGAAGTGATCTTTCCAGTCTTTATCTACCACTTGTAGATCACTGTCATTGGGGTCTTCCGAGTAAAACTCCACGTGCTTGACCACTTCGGCTCGGAATGCTTCGTTAATTTTGGGCCAGTTGTATTTCACGTGGAACTCCTGTTGTGTTGACTAAACTATAGCGCAGCGCGTCATAGTGGTCAACAATTAAATGATAAAAGTGAAATCAGGTGTGCTTGTACGCCAAAGGGGATGGTGATACCTCTCGGTAGTGCTCATCTTTCCCGGAAACCTGCACCACCGTCTACTTTTCAGATTTGTTTCTGAAAAACGAAAAGACCTATCCCTCTCTAACTATTCTATGCTCTATAATTGCAGGATTCGCATAGAACTCGCCGTGTAAAGGACTATTCTTTTCGTGACGTATGGTTCTCGCCCCACTCCTTAGATGGTGGACGCTCTTAATCCTACATCCCTAATTTCCAAAATGGTAGGACCGGTGGGCCAGTGATCCCACTTCTACGGATTAAAAGTCCGTTGCTTCACCTTAAAGCTTCGATCCCAAATTCTTTTATTCGTTTACGTACTCGACGTTGACTTCTTTCCAGGTACCTGGTGCATAGATACGGAACTCGGTCGGCTTGTCAGCCTCGTCACGAGCAGAAACAAGCACCAGTTCACCGATTGAACCAACCTTTACACCGTTGTCCAATGCGTAGAAGACCGGATACAGACCACATTGATAGTCAGTTGTCTGAATTGTAGCTTTCAACGCCATCTCATTCTCCTTGTTCTTCGGCCAGCAATGCGCAGAACTTCAGCCATTGATAACGTGCAGCTTGCCGTGTCTCGTATGGCACATCATCGAAAGCATTCATGCTGCCAAAATCTAGACCGAGTGCTTCTATTCCATCCACGAATTGGAACACCAACTCATGATATTCTATTAAGCCGATTTCGCCCTTTGCTAAGGCATCATTCAGAGCACTCCGAAAAGCTTCGCAGCTGAAACCATATCGAGGATCGTCGTGAGGCAGAAACTTGTCAGCTGCACTATGTAGAAATGCACTAATTTTTGCGATTTGCATCATGGCATTGTGTATGTAGTTGATGCCATCATTATACGGTCAGCTTCGCAATAGTGCAACCTCATTTATTCATTCTTTGTTTTCTCCAGACCCAGCACATAGGACCTATGCTAAAATGAATATCGAAACTTGAAAAGTGTAAAGAAATGTAACTTTTAGAAATATCGATGCTCATTGTATTCGTCGTTGGCTGCCGGGTAGAGTATAAGAGTATCTGCAAAGGATAAGCAAAGAAAAGTTGCTATGGTAGCAGGTATAAAGATTATCGTTTATGATCTCTATATGAATGTTATTATTTTCAACTTGTCTTCCAAAAGAATTATTTACAAATTGAATAAAACTTAAGGTATTATTTGTATAATATTTAATCTTTGCTATATACCAATCTCTTCTCATAGTGGATGAAACTTTATTACATTTTCTAATTTACATATTGTAATATCATCTGAATATCTAAGTTTTAGAATAGACAGTTCGTCATCAGCAAGTTCGACATTGTATCGGTAGTATAACTGCACATTTCCTTTGACAAAAATATTTTTAAGTCTAACACCTAAAATATTATCTATTTTAAATGAATGAAGAGTCTCCTTAAGAGATTCCCGTAATTCAGGTGGCGTATAGATAACATATTCTTGCATTTTATTCTTTTTTTTGGTCTATGCACACGATTTCTACACAGGATTTTACCGCAAGATTCCTATTTAGATTTCCAAATCTGACTTAAAAATCTGAGATGGATTTTCCTATACACAGTTTACTTTTAGTACTCCAGGTGTTTTGTTCATAATATATTTGTTATCTTGAAATATGACAATTTCACCCGATGCATCCATAACAGTAAATCCTTTCAACTTCATAAAGGAAATCTCCTCTAATGTTGCATCTGTAATAAAACGAGAGCCTAGAAACATTACGGGATCAACATAAATCCACCGAACCCGATAATAGAGTGGGCGAGAGTCTTCCGGCCAATCGATAGAATCGACGTCGCTTGGCCGGGTAATGATTATTGGTATTTTTATCATTTAGATGGCCATTCTTGTATCCATACTTCTTTACATGCAAAAGGAATTCCCAGCTTTATAAAAGCAAGTTCTTCTTCTGAAATAGCTAATTCGATCCTCAACATCCCTTGTTCTGGCCTAATACATTGGACCTTGGATTCTTCGGGACGAATAGAAATAATGAGTTCATAAAGTCTTTCTCTATAATCTTCGATAACGAAGATACGATATAGATTAAATCCAGTCATTATTCCTCGTATGGTATGGGCTCTATTGACCAATTAGAATCTGAATTAAAGGAGCTTAGATCATCTTTTTCTTTTTGAGAAAGACCTAAAAGAAATTCTTCTTGCTTAGCCATGTATGCAGTATTCCATGCCCGGGTCTGCTCTGAAATTTCTCTTTCAACTTTTTTATTCCAGTTTTGTGTTTGTTTGAGTTCTTCCTTCTGCTCAGCGGTCCAGGATTTCCGAGGTCCGGGGAAGCTCGGAAGAGGTTTTGGATAACCACGTCTGATCGTTAGATAAGGATTAGCAGTTAGCCATTCCTGATCCATTTGCATTTGCTTTTGACTATTAGCTTCCCAACGAAGCTTGCGAAGATACATTGCATCCACAAACTCCTTTGACTTCTCTATTTTAGAGAACGCTTTTATAGGAAACTCTTGGTATGCATCGTAGGATCCATTGGAATGTAAGACAAGATAAATTTCATTCATTTTAATTTTACCAGTTCTATTGATATATCGGTAGAAGTTAATTTAGTCATAACCGTAAGGGACGGTACTGAGACACAGGAAAAGACCTCAAACGAGTCTACATCTGCAGACTCGCTTAGTAGACGGAGCATTCGGCATAAACCGTCGTTTGTAGCGTTAAGGTAAAGCTCTTGCGAGCCCTGCTTATGCTTATACGCTACATTGATTTTATATCCTTTACTCACAACAAATTCTTTAGCGCCATATACATGCGATGGTATTTCTCGATTCGCTTGATATCTTTCTCAGTAACACCCTTCAGTCGACGAATATCGCTGTTGTGACGCAAGTCAGCCAATTTAACAAGAATAGCATCCTTATTAGACATTACCTTGGCCAAATATTCTTCTTCCGTCTCGCCGGGTACTTTAGTCAAGCAGCGGATGCCTTCAATAACACGTTCGGAGAAACCCATCTCACGAAGCAACTTGTAGGTAATATTTTTTCTATCTTCGATAAGATCGTGGCCGGCAGCAATTTGCTGCACTTCGTCATCTTCGCTCTTTGTATAATGAAGAACTTTCAGACAGTGGAGTAGATAGGGAATTCCACCTTTATCGTAGATGCCATCGAATTCCGTAGCAACCAAAACGAGCATTTTGTTGAGATTGTGCTTCATACTATTCTCCTATATTGTATTGTAGCAGTATAATCAACGTGAGTCGAGACAACCAGTGCCGATTTCAAATTCAAAACCACGCGAATAAAAAGCTCAATAGAAAAGACCCCGACGGGGTCTTTTCTATTTAAGTAAAATCACTGTCCCGCAGGAGAGCCTTCCTTATGCGGCGCAATTGAATCCATAAACACATTGTCTGTGTCATTGGAACAAGCTGATGCGATAAAGCTGGTATGGAACTGAACCTTCACCATCTCCTGGCTATCTTGGTACTTTCGTACATCAGCCAGGAGATGATTCGGCGCAGTCAGCTTCAATTCACTGCCACCAAACTTGCCCGTGATAACAACGGTGTGCGTAGTACAGGCCAAACCTTCGTCAACAACGCGAGTAATTTGGCCGACTTTTTCACCCGAACCAGGATTTGCAATGGAGCAACCGGAAAGGGCAATAACAGCGAAAGCAAAAAAAGAGGTAAGTTTGAGCATTTTGATATTCAAAGTTGAAAATAATAGTGAATAATAGGGAATAATCCAAGAATATCCCCTACTTAACAGCCACCTGTTTGATTACATCAAAGCGGGTTCGTCGACCGGCATCTCGACAGCCGGGGTGTCGATCACCACAACATTGGCGCCTTCAACAGCAGCGGGAGTCTCGGTCGCAACCGGAGCAACTTCCTTCGGCCTGTTCTTGGAACCAACCGGCCGGCCTCGACGCGCGCCTTCGACCTTGGCGGGCTTTTCCTTCTTCGGATCACGGCCCAGGCCGACATTGGCGTCAGCAGCTTCAGCAGCCTTCTTGGCTGAGTTGTACATCGTCGCAGCGGACGCAACGCTCACGTTCAGCTGCGTTTGGATGGCAGTCAGAACAGCAGCGCGGAACGCCTTGTTCGACGAAAAGGCACCAGCAGCACGTTGGGTCATCGCGTTGGCGAAGATGACGTCGGCTTGGCTCTTCTTCGACGGAGCCTTGGGGGCGGCCGGCGCAGCAACAGCGGTGGTAGTAACAGTGGTTTCGACAACTTGCGTGTCAGGGGTTTGGGTAACTTGGTTCATGGTGTTTCCTGTGTGTATGAGTAACCAGTAGACTGATGCTTTGGGCCTATCCCTAACATCACAACTCTATTTTGCACTAAGCATTGGGGTCTGTCAACCTCTGGCTAAACCTGTTTACTAAGATCGCTTACAATAAAGTCTTGGTCGGCAGTAGCTTTTACCCATCGACCGGCCTTGTGATTTTGGTCACATCCTTCGGGAGAGAGAAAAAGCCAGGGACCTTTTACGCCTGGGCTAAAAAGAATGGTATCGGTTTCCGCAAACACGATCCAAGTTTCTCCAGACTCTCTAACGCGATTTTTTCCCTTCTGGCTGATACCCGTTAACTTTACTTTCTTTCCGAGTAGAGACATATTTTGCCTTTTTGAGGTATTGGATCTTGGGAATACCATATTCCCAACAAAAATGACTCGCATTACACGAATCCAATGATAGTTATGATGGCTAAAAAGCCACGTTAAATATTTACCGTGGAGACTACTCTTACCACAAAGATTATCGAGTTTTATTTTTAGTAGTCCCCTAAACAGTTTATCTTTGATTGCCAGACACCGACTTCGACGCCGAACCTACAATGAAGTGTATAGGAAAAAAGAGCATCGGGCGGCGGGGTCTGTTTCAGAGGAAAGTTACGTCTCCGGGTTTAGTAGGTAGACGTAATACTGACTTCGAGATTTTGACACCTTTGATCATGCCGATCAGAAAATACTTCATTTCGGCTATTTTCATACGACCGGTATGATTGAACACCGCGCCGAGACCATTCAGCTCTTCCTGAAGCTGATATCCCATATGTCGATTGTAGTCGAGTGAGAGATGGCCGATATCCATTGCACCAGGCGGCCTACCCATGGCTTCGTTGAGATCAGTAACCATCTCACCCAATGCTTTCTTGGTAGCTCTCATGCTGCCATCTCCGTTTCTTCGTCATCGTCGGGTAGGCTTGCCACCAGTGCGTCAATATCAATTCCGCTGTCGGTGTTAGCCTTTTTGCGATTTGAATTTAAAGTTTCAACTGTAATTGGTCGAACAGTCCACAACGGACATTTGGTGCTACGACAGGCTTCGACCTGACTTCTCCATGTACCGCCTGCAAGTGGATCGTAAATGCAGTCTTTACATTTGTCGGCGATAGCTTGCTTTAAGGATGCCATATTGATTCCTTGTTGATCTATGTATTATGCAACAGTAGGTACCGCGGGTCAACTGGTTTCTGATAGAGATTTATTGTGTTGTTCCATAATGTGTGCTTCAACGAGGATTACAAATACGCTTGATGGAATAGGCATAGAAGTCACTTTGTGTTTCGTGAGACACAACTTCGTACCCGAGTGATTGTAGAAACTTATCAACCTTTTCCATTACATCTCCCGGATTTTCTTTCCAGTCGAAGGTAAGGTCGACATTCGAGCCATTGTCCTCGAGCTTAAAGTCGTTACCCTTCTTCATTTACTTAACCGGTGAAACTTGACCGGGGACCCAATTCGGATCTTTGATACCGACCGGCTGATACAGATCCCAGCAAATAAAATAGATTGGGACAACAACTGTCTCGCAAAAAACCACTGACCAGAAAATTGACCAGCCGGATATTTCGTACTGGATTTTCGGGTTGTGCATTTCATTTTCGTTCATTAGACCGTATGTGCCGAAAGTGACACCATTAATGGTCTTGTCTTCGGCACCGCATGCAGAAAGTAGAAGGGTGCTAGCCAGCAGAGTAGCAAATAGAGCTCGTTTCATTTCTTGGTTCCTTTACGTGTTGATTTACGAATGGTTTCCCATTCATCGAGAAACTTTTTACCTACATCCATAGAGATATAAGTTTCGGATTGCATTCCTTGTTCGGAATATTCCACATTGTCTGCAGCTTCACGGCTGAAACCAAAAGCAACAAGACCATTACGAAAATCTTTAATCCAAAGAGCATCGGTATAGATCAGTCCGTCTTTTTTAACATTCCAACCTTTGTCGAATGTTGCTATAAGCTCTCCAAACTCTTTTTTATCATCGATGTAGGTAACATCAATTTTGGAAATATGAACACGTCGAAAAGGTCTTCGGGACCAATATCCCATACCGTCACACGTCGCAGTAATATCAACCTTCATACGTTCCCTTTGTTATTTACATTATAACATAGTTTTTGTATAAGTCAACTAACATTAGTCAGAAGAAAGCCCTGCAACCGGGACAGTTCCGGATTAAGCAGGGCCCATCGTTTTCACTTTGTCGACACCGGCTACAGCATCGATCTTCCGCCTCTGCACCTTCTATGTACTTGGTTTCTGGGAGTTCCAGTTACCTTTCCTCCAGTGTTCTCAGAGACTAAGTTTCCAATTTACATTAACAATATTGCATCTCTTGACCTCGCAATGCCGAGCAACAAGGAGTGGCCGGGGCGTCAGGCCCCTTTGTGATCAGGGTTAGTATCTTGGATATATCTCCTCAAGCCGATAAATCGGGTTAGGTTATTTCCGTTTCTTTCCGTTTATTACAAGGTATATATTTATCATCCATATCCATAAACGAATCTATCGGTGGCCAGCGTTCCGGCACCCATCGTTCAGAGGGCTTGGCCTATCTTCCCTGCCGATGCTTTTTAGAGCCCAGGGTACTTCAGCACAATATGGTTCACAAGGATGAGTCTCAACAGTGCAGTCCCCACTGGAGTCAATTATCCTTGCGGATTGGAAAACTCTTACGTTCTCTACAATCCGACCATTTCGTTCTCACGTGAACTCATCAGTTGTGCAATTTCCGATTATAACAGTAGAATCGGATCTACATAGGATTAAGTGCCATATCCCACATGATATACAGTCGGGAATAAAACATGAACCCACTGCGGCACCGCCACTGCCAGCATTAGCAGTGTTTATCGACGAAATCTATCACCGAACTTCACAGGTCGATTCTCTGATTGCAGATCGAAATAATCGATAATTGCTGCAAAAATATTCATAAATCTCTTCATTTTAGTTACCGGTAGCTGGCATGATTTCGAATTCGATTACATCAGCAATCTCAGCAAAGGATTTGACTTCATCGTCATTCAGTTCGACCAAATGATTAACCATCTCACTGTCAAGACCCATGAAGTTAAGGATCTTGTTGCTTGGGGCACCATCATCATCGGTTACACCGTGTTTGGTGTTCCAACCTGGTCCGCCATCCTTCACTGCCAAATCCTGCAGAACTCCCAAGCAACAATAGCCGTAGACCTCTGACACCACTGCGGTGTCAAAATCGCCGTTTAAATAGCTGTATCTGCATTCGCGAAGACGCCCTCTACTCTGCTTATATTTTCCAGAGCGAAGTGCGGCCAGCCACCGCTTGTAAATTTGTTTTGGAGTAACTTGTTTCATTTTGTTTCCTTATGTAGAATGTAAAACTCTTGCTTCGGTCTCGAACCAAACAACGAATAGCTAATCAGACATGCTTGCAGGGTCTTATAGCAACTATATCCGTAGCATCCCCATTTCAAGAGCGTATTTGAAAAGTTCCTCGGGGACTCGAACCCCTACCGTATCTTTAATAAGTAGGTCGGCGCAGCCTTTTAGTAAGAAGATGTACAGGCCCCTTACCAACGCATGTAGCTATTATGTCTTAACATGAGAAAAATGTCAAGTGATTATCCCATCAAGTAATCAAGAAGTATAAAAATAACTAAAACAGTATTTACGACAGGAAAAAGAGGAAGAATATAAAGCCTCATTACTCGGTCTTCCATTTTAATCGATAGACCTGCTTTCTTTCTATCCTGATATTGAGCATAGTGGACTGAACCGACAACCAAAGCCGACAGGATATAAACAATAATAAAAATCATAATATTTTTTCTGCCAGGATAAGGGCGCAGAGAACTACGTTGAGAAGAGGAAATATAGGAACAATAAATAATCCTACAATTTTTTCGTGCAGTCTAAATTTATACCCTTTTTCTAGTAAAATAAGATAGTCACTGTATAAAACTAAATATGAAAACAAAACGGAAAACAAATAAAGAATAAGAATAGTAGACATAATTACCATATTTGCAAAATGTTTTCTTTGAGAGCAAATTTTTCAATTTCGGTCAGCTTATTTGCCCAAACGTCCCGTGCAATTTCCAACCTAGAAGCTTTTGCTTCCTGTTCTTCTTTTATTGCAAGAAGGCTACGTTCGAGGCTCTCGAGCTCCCATTGATCGCATTGATAGGTAAGTCTATCATCGATAGCATGATTATAGTCATGGAAACTTACCAGGGGACCGTTCTCCGTGAGCCCTACATGAACAGATATACCGAGACTTTGTGCCAGTGCCTGCGCATCCATCAGACGCTTCGGAACAGTCTGTAGATAGGCTTCCAGCGCAGCTTCGGCAGTGGCTTGTTCGCGAGCTTCTCTTGCCAATTTTTCTTCTTTTGTCTCACGAGCCATTTTTCTTTTCCTTTACTTTGCGTTCCTTAGGCCAGTAGCCATCTGCTAATTCATCGGTGATTGAATTCATAAAATTTTCAAGTCTAGAAGGTTCTTTGTGTACAGCAACAAAGAAATGTTTTTCTGCGCTATCTGCAAGACGAGTAACTGTGATGTGGCCGCCGTCTTCTTTAATTTCTACCTTGTAGGTAAATTTAGTCATCGACATTATTCGCCCCAACTGTAAAGGTAGCTTCACGATCCTGTACCGGTTCTTTTATCAAACGTACCTCGGTAGACTATGTATTGTACGACAAAGCCGACTGCAATGCAAATCCCCTGCTCGCCATACTACTTCGTCTACAGGCAGAACCATCCGCCTTGTGTAATGATTGTTCATTATATTATGGCTTTCTGCGCAACTTCTCTGCAAGAACAAGTTGAAGGATTTCATTAGCAAGTTCGTCTTCACCTTGCTGAAGCGCAGCAGCGCCCAGCTTACGAAGCTCTTCCAGCAGCCTATGAACAGGTTCACCGACATTTACGCCTTCGTTGCGAAGTATTCGTATCTGTTCCTCGATGATCTGGCTCGCATTGCCATAGGATGACATGTCTTGCAAATCGAAGGTCTGAGCCTCTCCCACCCTTTCGGAAGCATCCTTGGCTTCCTTCAATCCAATTCCAGTCAGGGTACGAATAGCCTTGATGACCGCAACCTTGTTGTGATAATTCGCCGGGCAGATGATGGTGATTTTTTCTTGAGCCATTTGTTACCTCTCGATTTATTGTATATCGTTATTTCGTATGAAGCTTAAGAAACTTTAACTTCGAGATGTGTTTCGGCAATCAATCCATAAACTGTTTGTGTCTTCATATTTACTTTCTTAAAAAACAGCCAACAGCCTAACCAAACTGTTGTGAAACGATTATTTTATAGCCTCCTGTAGGAACCGCAGTATACAGGATTAGGTACTTCGTAACTGATATCTGTGGTGCCCCGGGCCGGACTCGAACCGGCATGCCTTTCGGCGAGGGATTTTAAGCATGTTGTCTAAAAGTTTCCTATTAGCATGGACTATCTCTTTACCTTCAGCATAACCTGTTCAGGTAGTGGGCGTTCTAAGCTGGTTATTAAGAGGGCTAAACCTCTCCAGTAGTCTCTACACCTTCAGATAATGTATTATCTGCTTGGCTCGCGATCGCCATTTTACAGGCTCTCCCGAATTAACCCACAGTTTATTCAATTATTTCTAATTGAAGGGGACGGGCTTTCTGGTCCTCCCTTGTGTCTACCATTTCACCACCGGGGCATTATTTATTCAGTAGTCTAGTTGCTCTTTCGTAATTACCACCTTTTGCAGCAAGCACTACGCTCTGCAATGCTTGTCTAATGTTACTGCTTTTGCTCAACGCAGTCAATAGCTCGGCGTCGGTTACTTTCTTTTTTCCGGGATTCTTATTTCTTCCCCTGAATGTATCGGTCTTACTAGTGATTTTTGATTCATTGTTTCCATTTATCTAGAAATATCTGTTCGTCAATTTCATCGGCAAACCAAAATTCTGTGCCATCTCCCCACCAATCTGGGATGGTCTTGGACTTTTTTCCGTCCTTTATGACTCCGCCTATACCTTGTGCGCGGAGCCATTGATTTCTGTATTGTCTCCATTTGGGAATAGGATAATCCGGTTCAGTATCGACCCACCACTTAAGAGCATTTCCGACAATAACGTTTGAGACAGTCATGGTTTTTTATATGTTACCAGCCATCTGATTCCAAAATTGAACGCAGTAAAGACAAGAAAAATACTAACAAATGGAGCAAGAAGAGTATAAACTATTACATTGGCTACTGGCGATGTTTTATCTGAATCTATATATCTTGCCATTAATATGGCTTGCGCAAATGCATACAGAAAATAAATTGCAAAAAACATTTCTAGATCTCCACAGTAAAAATCATTGCAGCCATCATGGTCACATCTACGGGTTTTTCATCCTTACGGTAATAGGTAGGATTACGCAAGTTATTTGTCTTACGCTTTACATCGAAATATACTGATTTCAGTTTCTGAATTACATCCATAATGTCTTTCAGAATACAGATGGTAGCGGATTCGAACCGCTGGCTCATGGAAGTCGGACATATCCCTGTTCCACAAGTCTATCTATGTTTCAACCTTAATCCACTCGGTCAACCATCTGCCGCACTGCCTTCACACGTCAGCATAGTATACTTTATTTTTACTTTTTGTCAACAGGCTTATAGAAGTGATGACTGTCAATAATAGCCACCATTGTATATTCCTTCGACCATTTGGGATAGGCATATCCTTTACTTTTCATCACCTTCGGTGCCAGGTATGATGTAGCACCATTTGTGGGATCTGATAATAGTCCACGCATTACCATAGCTGCGACCTCGACAGACTTTAACCAACTTGCTTGGTCAATCGGATTTTTCAATTTAGGAATAATATCCTTACTCATTGCTGCCTTGCGCAAAGAGGGATTTTGATTAAAGATGCTGTATTGTTTAGGGGCAAGGACGACTTTGCAAACACCGGATTTAGGCGATTTAGCAGCACGATTCAGTGCTGTGTGTGCTACAGCGGCCATACCCTCTGTAGACTCGCCGCGAGCTTCTCCCCAAATCATAGTAGCCAGGCACTTTTCTTGTACAGGATCCACTACCACAGGGACATAGGGAGGAGAATAACAAGACGTTGGTCTCCCAGTGCTTAGACCGAGTGGTATTGCAGCGAGTAGAGGTAGGAATACATAACGCATATAAGCATTATGCACGGGCTAATATATCCGGTCAACTGGATAATGATATTAGTGACAGTCGCGATTAGAGAATAAGTTATTACGGTTTAACCGCCTTTTACCCTATAATACTTACACTGCCTGTATTATTAAAGTGTGTATGAAAGTTGCATACATTCTATAATAACACCTTCCTGCAAGAAGTTTACAGCATCTTACAATGATTGGCTCCACTTATGCCATGGTTAGCATTCTTACAAAATAGTTGGTAATCGCAGAGTATCGGATCGCTCGACGAACATACTCTTATCCGAGTAACCCGGAATGCCGTTTGCAATCATGCTCCCATTACCTGTGTCCAGAGTTAGACACCCACTGCATTGATAATCACGAATATAGGGTGCAATTGGTGTCCGTCAACATTATTCCAATTACAATGTATTCTACTATCTGTGCAAATTATCAGTCTGCACCTTTTCCTAATGACAGATTCAGCCGCCTACCATCCGTTTATACTTTTCAGTAGATCGGAACTGGAATAGCTCTGTCCTCGACTAGCGATTAGGAAATTTTATTCTTTACCGGTCTCAGCGCAACTATATACCAATCGGGAGGTGGTCCGGGTGGGTTATGTTTATTGTTATAGTCCTTCATATAAGTCTTTGCTTCTTCATAAGTATCGAAATAAACACTATCTTCTATTTTTCCACCCCAGCCACGTTCGGATTCGTAAAGATCAACCCTCCATGGCTTTGTCTTGTCTTTGTTCATTTGTATTTCTCGATTAATCTTTTCTTTACCATGTTTTTCAAACTCGGTTCACAAAGCAATGCTGCTGGTACAAGATTTTTTCTTACATTACTTCGAAGACTAAATTCGGGATCGGCATTACCTGGATCTTCAAACCATTCTAATCCTGCAGATTCAGCGTATTGAATTAAAAACTTTTTTTCAGTAAAAAGAAATGGTCTAAATACATTATTATTTTCGATTGGCATGTATTCGCCTCGTCCACGAAGACAGGTCATTAAATACCATTCAACCGCATCATCCAATGTATGTCCAGTAACAACTGGTGTATCAAATGAATTGAACCATTCGTATCTTGCAACTCTCCATTGTTCTTCTGAATTACCGGGAGATTGAGATTTATCCTGGGATTTGGTCAATAACGGAATACTGAACCTATTTGATAATTTTTTTACTACCTCAATCTCTTTATCTGCAACATTGTCAGAATGGCTAAAATGCAATAAAGTTACATTTCTCCATTCTGACAGAATGACTGCCGCTGCGACACTATCCACACCTCCGCTACAGGCTACAAAAATTTCCTGCGGCACAGACTTTGAATAGTTCCAATATGGCATATATTTGGTAGGACGTATCGGACTCAAACCGATTGACTGTGGTTTATGAGACCACTGCTTCTTCACTCAAGCTGCCGTCCCAGTGTGTCTTATTTATTTAGTTTCTGTAAATAATTACATCTGAGCTACAAATTCTTCTGCAGGAATAGCATCAATTACCGCTCGACTACGGTTACGGGAAACTTTCCTTTCTTCGGTTGCTTCATCCTGTGCAATATACCAATCGAGCATTTTTGCTTGAACTTGTTCAGAAATACTGCCATAACCGGGGTCATGAGTAAATCGCATAGGACAATCGCTCCAGGCCTTACGCCTCATAAAGGCACGGAAAGCGGCACGATGATCTTTCTTGTTAGGATCAAAATCAACAGTAGCAGGCTTATTCAGATACATGATATTCCTTTGCAAGATTGATTACAGTATAACATACTTATGACAATACTGTCTAGTGATTTATGGTACCCCGGACAGGATTCGAACCTGCATTGACTCCAGTTACTCTGCTACGCTTTAGAAGAGCGTTGAGGTACCGGGGTATTGTTTGATCAGTTCAGGACGATGTTGCAGAAGACCGGTGCATATTGAATAAACCAAAATTCCGGATTACAAGCAACTTGCTCGAACATCCGAAACAGTCCGATTTGAATTCGTTCAAGATAGGTCATGATTTCTCCTTGTAGTCTACATTATAGCAAAAATAAAGGGCCGGAACCGGCCCTTTATTTTACATCCAGTAAGATTTTACTTCTTAGCTGGTGCAGAGGCTGCGGCCTTCAGAGGTGCAGCCTTCTTTACTGCCTTTACCTTGTGTGACTTGGCTTTATGGGCCTTGTGTGACTTGGCTGGTGCAGATGCTGCAACCTTAGGAGCAGATGCACCAGGTGCCGAAGCTGCCGGTGCAGCCATTGCGCCGATGGTGAAAGCAGATAGTACGAGTGCGATAAAAGTCTTCATTTTGTTTCTCCGTTGTTTCCCTTTGGGGAGTGTTATTTATGTTTACCTTTTTAATTATACACAAAATTAAGGCATAATGCAACAATTTTGTGTATCCTGCTACATTTCAGTGCATGACTCAGTCACTGCTATCGATATCAAAAGAAAATTTACACTTGGTGCAAGTGTAGATATTATAGCATCGGCCAGCACTTCTACCTTGAACAGTATGATTGCATCCAAGACCGGTGGCAGGATCGATCTTCGTGTAGCCTAGTGCTTTTCCACTCATTGTTTGACCACCACAGTTAAGACATTGCTGATGTGTACGATTTTTGTTCCAACTATAAGTTAGTTCTTTTTCGGTAAGCGGAATCATAGCCGTACCTTCGCAGGTAGGGCAAATAGCATTTCCTACCGGTATAGGATACCAGCTTCTATCAATAACTGGCGATGTCATTTTGACACCATTGGAGAGATCATTCCCAGTGTTTCGAGCTTTTTCATAGATCGCTTTTCATGTATTGACCAAATGTATCAGAGAGTTGATCGTTTGCTTCGTACCAGCTATCAGTGCCCCATTCAGCAAGTTGAATTGCTTCCCGCATAATAACAAAATCTTCTTCAAAAGAAGCAGGAATAGCATACCAATGGCCGTCGAGATCCTTTACCAGTACTTTTCTTTCAGCAAGTTTTGTTGTCATATTGTATTATGTAGATTAGAGGTCGGTTTGTCTAGCGATGCCGCGTTGCCCGCATCTTAAACTGGCGAATTTTCTTTGCTTCTGCCTTGTTCGGAATATGTTCCCGAGTTTTAAGGACTTCATTGATTTGATCAATGGTAATAATCATCCAACCAGCATCATCTATGCTCACTTGTTTGTGTCCGTAGAGATATGCATCATTACGGAGATTCATGATCTGTTTGGTGTGAAGACTTTGCAAATGAGCAATCGGATCCCAATCGGGATATGGATTTATGGGCGGTGTCCACATCTTAATACCATTCACGCTTTACAGCATAGACAATTGGCTTTGTTCCGGCGACACGAGCTTTGGCCTCTTCTTCAAGATTCAAAGCAGCATACTTTTCTTTCCACTCATCAAAGAGAGCATTTGCTTCCTTGATGTTGAAAATTTCACGTTCAGTAACAGTGCGGCAGCCATCCAGAACAACAATATGCCATGATTTCATCTATGTTCCTTTTGTAAGGTCTGTACTATTGTAGCACAGATCCTATTTAATTCAAAGTGGTATTTCCTTTTACTGCAAAAACACCTTCGGGAAGAGTGAATTTATCATCATTCACATCTGGCATCGATTCATTGATCGATTCGGTGGAGTCTTTTTCATTTACAACATTCATCATGGCCGATTGAAGCTTATCCAGTAAGCCAGCATATGCTTCCTTCTGAATACATTCATTTCGAAGAATCATTCGCAAAATATTTCGAGCATGAGCTTCGGAAAGATCCTGAATAAATATCACTTCTCCTTGCTCGGTTGTCCAGACTTCGTCAAAGTATTCTTTACCATCGAACGCAGTATACTTTTTGTGTTCTTGCCATTCGACATTATAGCCGCCTTCGTCATTATTTCCGATAGTGGCCTTGATAATCCATTTTTCTTCTTTGTAGAGATCATCGACGAAATCTTGGGCTTCGCCGATATCAGTAAAATGCTTTTTCATTCTGCTTCTGCCTCTTTACGATTATTTTCGATTTCTTTTTCGAGAGCTTGTTGAGCAATCAACTCAGCGTTGGCCTTAAAATAGTCACCGAAGAGTGCGTAAATAATACATCCAACAACAAGAAGTTCAATCCACACATTAAATACCCCTGTCTCGTATTTGATCAAGAATCCATTCGCCGCGAGATGCAGCACGTTCACCATCCATATGACCACCAACATCGTAGATGCCTGAAGGGTCAATATTACCGTTAGCGTCATACCAGTCTTCATCGTATTCGCTGTCTTCGAAATCGGGTTGACGGTAGCGAGGATTTTGCATAAGATTCTCCATTTGCAAGCATTTTAATGTAGATCCTGTTATACGTCAACTGGTATGATCGACATATATGTATGTGGTCGAGGTACAGCCTCGTATTGAAGGGAACTAACTATTCGTCAAGGCCATACAAGGGCAAAAATGTGGCTCAGCAGCAACAGTAGGAAGAAAAATGTAACAATCGTAACTAGAAGTAATTCCTGTAACAAAATGTATCCAGTTTTCACTCATCGGAAAGCTTCGGTTCGGTCTTCTTTCTTAAAAAGAAAGACTTACTATCTTCGAATTCTTTTTCTCGGTGGTGCTTATCACACAAAGTTTTCATCCAACCAGTATCACGAGCTTCGCCGGAAGATCCGCAAATTTCGCAAGTGCGACTAGCCAATGATTCAGCAAATTCGACGTAGTGGTCGGTAGCATCATCGCCACCGTGAATATAGAAGCGAAGCCCACCAAATTTTTCCTTAATTTGCATAATTGTCGGAAGGTCATCTAACGCACTAACGAATTCTGCTTCGGCTTCGGGGATAGATTTGGCATGTTTTCCTCCCTGATTTTCCATTGCATATTTTAGTTGGTATCGCGCCTGATTGACACGCTTCGACATACATCCACATAATGTATCAATTATATTAAACCAACCTTCTCCTACTCCGAGATATTGCTGATTTGACTTTTGCATTAGGTCCGGATGTTTCTTTGCCAGTCTTTCAAATAATTCGTCGTCTTTGTGCATAATTTTTATGTGTTAAATATGTATTGTAATGTCTATGTGTCACATAGGTCTATAGGTAAAATTTTGGTGTAATTTTCTAAAATAAAAATCCAAATTTCAGATAAAAATCTGAGATTGAAAAATATATTTACACTTTTGATTTACAAATCTGATCTGGAATTTTAGATATATTCGGGACAGAGGAGACGATAGAGCATCGAGTCCTTTGATATAACCATTACGTCATCGGCACCTCTCTCAATGTGCCATACCGGTCTAGAAGTATCGTCGGGTGTTGTAATATTATAAAAGACATCTGAATATTCAATTGATAAACCAGTATTGCATTCTACAACATAATTTTGCATCATGCTTTTTGTAGAAATTTCTTTACCATTTACTTTTATAATTATTTGACTTTTTGCAATAAGAAGTACGGTGCCGTGTGTGTAAATTTTATTTTCTTCTTTATTTACTATTATACTATTTCTATCGTAATATCCACTAACATTAAGATTTGGATTAAAACCGATAATTGGATGCCAGTCTCTTTTAGTTATCGGATCAGCTACTACAATAAAAGGAATAATAATTAATGCAAAAAAGAAAATAAACTTCATATATTTAGTACACCTTTGATAACTTTATGTATAAGAAGACCAACATCGGGTTCCTTTTTGGCTTCAGTAACTACTGTATTTATGAAAATTAATCCGATAATGGTCGATTCTTCTTCGGTAAGATAAACTGAATAAATTACCCACATTGTATCGTTCGGTTTATTATGTAAGCGAGAAGGAATATTAGTAGGTTCAGAGGTAACTCTTATATTATAGGAAATATTATTATCCCACAACCATAATCCTACGTCATCAAGATCTGTCCAGCATGCGTAGATAATATAAGCCTTCTTTAGCTCAGTATCCATTTTAACATATTTCGAAATTTGTTAACAAGTCTATAATATAGTTGGGTTTTAATAACTCTCACGGCATTAATAGTCAGTTGTAATGCTAATAGATCTTCTTTAGTCATCATTACAGTATATATCATTGCATAGAATTTTAAAGTGTCCCAGTCCCAATATAGATAAACAGAGGAATTGTCATGATCTGTATTAACAAAATCTACAAAATCTACAGACATTTTGTATTTGATATTAAAACCATCAAAATAGTTTGTGAGATATTGTTCTGTAGTATTTAATGGCTGTAGAAGTGTATAATAGTATTTCATACTGTAACTATTTTTGAGTAATTCAATCTTGTGAACTACCTTTGGTAGTATCGCAAAGAAAATTAACTGTTGATAAATTAACAGTTAATTCATCAAAATGAGAAAATATATCATTCTTAAAAATAAATCCAATAAGTGTCAGAGCTATTACATCTTCTTTGTATGCATTTTCTAATACAAATAGTTTATTATAATTTCTTATAGGTTTAATTTTGATATGAGAATAGAGCTCTGTGAGATAATCTTCCCAATAGGGGACGGGTATTTTGCTAATGTCAACTATATGTCTTAGATGATTCATTATCCTTAATTTCTGTTATATCCTGTATGTTCACGGTAAGTCTTACATACAGAAGTTCATACTTAGAAAGATCAACAATCGCATTTATTACCTTATCTTCAGGATGAACAGATCCATCGGTAATATTGTAAATCAATGGAGGCGTACCAAGAAACTCACAAACTTTCTTAAGTTTTAAGTCTTGGTCATCGCCCTGTGTTGTAATACGATAGGTAGTTCTCATGACGAGCCCGGTTCTCCCATAGGAACTTGAACATGGATGGTAATCTTGTGCTTGGCAAGTTGTTCTTCCTCTTCCTTCAGTTCTTCTTCACTGCGTTGACGACGAATCTTCACATCGTTACCCATTCTGAAGCGGAAAGTAGAAGCTGCTTCCGGATCCATTTCCATAACAGTTTGGAGGTCAGCATAGCGAGCATCTTCGCCCTTTTGAAGATCGACAGTACGAATTTCTTCAATTACTTTAAATTCATCCGGATCAAGACGGTCGACAACACTCTTAAAGACCTTTTCTTCCTTGCGTGGAAAGCGAAACGTATACTGAGTCATGGTTGCTCCTATTTATATTGCTGCATTATATTTATACTTGCTTGATTTGTCTACCGATTGTTTTTGCAAAGTCAAGAAAACCAATTATTGGAAATCTTAATTTAATTATTACTACTTCTTCGCCTGTTAATTTAGCCGAATATAAACAAGTACCTCTATCAATAATACTATCAGCAAAAGATAAAGATAAATAGTCAAAATTATTTTCGTTAAGAAACGCCTCAAAGTCTTTTATTAAGGTCTTGCTTATTTTGATATAGTATTTATTTTTCAATATTTTTTCTTCAATCATACAAACGTCTATTGTACTTTGGCGCACGATATTGGTTCAGTAGCAATAATAAACATAGTAGAAATTTCGTCATTCATTATCACATCATAAAGATAAAATTCCGAACTATTGGCTAACTGTTTAATATTTAATTGATTATTAATCGAAAATTTCCACATTCTCTCAGCACCTGCCTTATCAAAAAGTATCATATATGTATTCATTATGCTTCAATACAATCTATAAATGTTCCGGGAGGATATTTTAGTCTTAATAATACTTCGGTTTCTTCATCCATAATACGAAATATTATTATAGATTCATCTGAAGAATATCTTAAACTTGTAACAAATTCACTAAGTTTTTCTACTTTAACAATATAAACTCCGGGTTCTGATTTTAATTTTACCAGTGTGTCCATGAGTTTTACTGGGTTACAGGTAACTGCAAATATTTTCATTGTTTATATTCGGTTTGAAATTGCAATGGATGACGTAACTTTACTGCTAAAGCCTGCTGCTCGTTTACAATCATACCAAACTGTATGTAATGTTTACTATTTTTTGTCCAATCCCACCAGTCTTTCACTGCTGGATAGATACGTTGATCATTGAGCCATTGTAGCTCAAAATCTTTATCTTTTGCTTCTACCTTGTAGATTAGTTTAATCATAACTCAGTTTAACATAGTTACACAAATACGACTGATTACAGTTGAATGTCTATACCCGTTCCTATTTCTTCTATATCAAACGATAACTTTGCTATTACTTTGAACTCTTCGGACGGATAACAAATTATCCACTTTTTACCATATGAATCATAGGAAGACACAAATTTTTCGTCCATATGATATAGTAAATCTTTAAATCTATTAACATCATTATGGGAAATTAAAATTTCATAACGTTTATTCTTAGAAAGTATCATTGATATATTTATTATTTTTCTTATATTCTTCTACTGTGTAATTTTTCATTAGTGATTTCAGATTGTACATATATTCTTCATAATCCGCAGTATCCACAGTATCCACAGTATCCACAATAGGACGTTTTGCTAATTCCAGACCAAACTGAAGTTTCAGTAACATAGCAATATCTTCGGAAACATCTACCGACACATAAATAGTACCAGAATCGGTAGTATAATATGATGAGACATCACTGATTTTTGCTGCCGGCGCCATGTCATTGACAGCAATAAGGAATCTGCCATATTGGGCACTAAATTTATTAAATTGAAAATCTTGTGTTATCTTTTCCATATATAATTACTTCCGTATTTAAATTTTAGAATTAAAAAATCTTCTTTTTAACTCTTATACATACAACATAGTTTTAGTTTGTCCGTGGCGACTGATTGCAATTATTTCAAACGTATCTTTCTCTACAAGACTAGAGACAAAGTCTTCCTGATTATGCTAACTATAAGATTTATTTCAACCAAAATCCTTCACTAACCTTTCCATATCCGGAATTCGAGTCCTAGCATTTTTAGATCCAAGCAAAATAAGGATACGTTTACCTACAGCAGTGTTTATCATCATTACTAAACACCCGCCAGCAGGATTTGTAAATCCAGTTTTTGATAAAAGTATATTAAGTTTTGATGTAAGTGGATTAGTATTATTTACTTTGATAGTCTTGTTACCGGCAACCACAACAGCCTTCGGCATACTCGATAACTCTCCGAGTATAGGATGAGTAGACGCTGCCATCATTAATTTTAATAAATCATTAGCCGTACTAACATTCTCTTTACTTAATCCAGTAGGTTCTTCATAGTGAGTATTTGTCATTCCTATTTCTGCAGCCTTAGCATTCATATTATCTATACAATTAGGTAAATTATCACAAAGTATTTGTGCAGCAAAATTATCTGATTTTACCAAAGCAAGTGTCAATAATTCTTTTCTTGAGAGGAAATCAATTTTCCAAGGTATAGTTGTGTGTACTGTTCTTTTTTTGGGTATAGAAAGTTTTTCGTTTAGATCTTGCTCGGATGAAAGTAATGCAACAAGAAGTTTAGAAATTGAAGCTATAGGACGAATTACAGAACTATTTTGTTCTTTAAGCACATTCCCATCACTATCCGCGACTAAGAAACTTTCGGTCGGAATGGGTACAGAAATATATCTTTGTTTCGTAGATCTATGAGCACTGGCTGGTACAGCAAATGCTGTGGATATCACAAATGCAATAAACAGTTTATTCATAATATATCTCATAGTTAATATAACATGCTATTGCAGTAAAGTCAACGGTAATACTTACTAGTGAACTACCACTGGACTAGAGATACAGTAGCTTCCTGTTTCATCGATACCTTATCAACTTGAGACATATGCCTCTCATCAACAAGTGGTTTCGTATCTCCACAGGCGTTATTTTTACTTGTTCGGGCAATTCCTGCCCTACAAGTTCTTTCATTACCGAATGTCTTCATCTCAATCAATAATTACTCAAATCAATATTTTTACTTCTACTTCTACTTTTTTCGATGCCGATATGATGGTTGTATTAATGTAAGGGTTTGCTATACATCACAGAGCCAAATATCCCCATATTTTCATCTATAGCAACCCAATGCTATGTCTTTGAATATGTTTGTATGAATGATGAGTCAATATAAACAGTGATGGTGTATTTAGCCTCAAATCGCTTACATCCATACGACTAAAGATCGTATGGTTTTACGCTCGACAGATAAATAAAGAATCGCGAATATTGTATTCTTCGTTATCTTTAAGATTTCTTGTAATATTAGTATCCCAATATGCTAATATATTTTGAGATATTAATTTTAGTAGAAATAATGTTTCTTTATCAAGTATATATTCAAGTGATTTTTCCCTTATAATATATGAAGTATATAAGTCGGGCTTATGAATTATAGACCAGATTTTTCCAGGAGAGGAATATTTATCGAGTATTCTATACTCTTCTTGTGTGATTAGTAATTTATTCTTTAGAAAAATACTAATTTCATGCACAATCCGATCATCCGGTCGATAAGCCGCTGTCTGGTGCCTGCCATAATGGACCTCCACTCACTGGTCCATAAGTTTTCACTGGCCAAACTATATTGGTATCATCACTAATTCTAAAACTTATAAATCCTGCTCTATCTACCGTAGATAGATAATTATCAGTAACCTGAATCATAAAAGTTCCAAGAGTATCGTCGACCAGAATCATCTGTCTGGTTTTGAACTGTAGACTCGACGGATTTTTAGGATACCAATTTACAGAAACTATTCCATCAAGATTTATTCCAGATACTTGAAAATAGGTAGGTAATCCACTTGTAATAATAATTCCTACTACACCCGTATTATTGTACGGAGAATAAGGTAATGTTCTTACATCAGAAATGGTAGTAGTCATCCAGTATTTATCTTCTCCTGGCTAGGAACTCCTGCCAAGCAAGACGAAACTGAGTAGCTTTTTCCTTACTTAGAAATACAACTTTATCTTCGAGCGAAGAATAAATTATATTAAAATCGTTACCTAAATCTTCAAGTTTTTAGACCAAACACCTTGGTCTATTGTAGGAAATAAAAACTCGATTAAAACATATTTTTTCATGCTGATAAAGTTTCAATGTATATAATCTTAACAAGTCTATCATTTATAATATGACATGTAGGTGTATATATTTTTTCCTTTACTGGAAATGATTTTATTTCCAATATTTCAATAATTTGTTCACAGCTTACTGGTTTAAATAAAAATACATTCAACACTATAGATTTTTTAAAAAGATCTAATTCAACTTTTTCGATACCATCTTTATTAACTGTGACAGCCGGCGAATTGTCTAAAGATACATTAGGTTCATCACTAACTATCCATACTATGGCTACTAATGTTAAAATTACAGACAATAAAGAGACTACCACACATTTTATCATAACTACTCCGACTATATCCCTATTTATATATGTGTATTGCAAACTTTATTAAACTCGATCAAACCCTTTTTCATATTCTGTAAATCAAATGCAGTTGTGAGGCGAATACCACTATTATCAGTCCATGTAAAAGTAACAACATTTCCAATTTTGAGTTGTTGCATAATTACATCTGTATCATGTATGGGTTTATACACAATATTTTCATCTTGATCCCATTGATCATAGGAAGGTATAATTTTATTATCTACTATTGCATATACCAGTTGAGTAGAAGATCCCTTCAATAAAGGACTATCCCACATAATAATTATTAACGGAGGAGCACTACTTTTTGGAGAGCAAGCAAATCTTAGACTTGTGAATATTTTTTCATTTTTGACACCGTATTGTGTACCCAGAGATTCGGTATGATAAATGTATCCTGCAATGTCGGTTTTATCCTTTACTTCTGTAAGTGTCCAGGGAACTGACTGACAGAAAGCAGCAGAACTGAATAAAATAGAAATTATACCGCAAACGATTTTCTTCATTGAAATCCCCTAATACTACATTTTACACTGTAACAGGGAAAAAGTCAAAAAAATCGCGCCATTTAGACGCGATAATATTCTTAACAGTAATTTCCGAGTATTTTTTCAACTAACTCGTTAATATCTCTTTCAAGATTATCGGTGTTCAAAAATATCTTGACATCGCGAATTTTTTTAAAAGAATCTTCCATCATTTCCCAGCTAGATGATTTATTTACTGGAATTGGATGAGTTATTTCTTTGCCGCTGAGTTCAACAACATTGCCATCATAATATTGAACAAGTATTTGTTCAATATATTTTGCTGGAATTTCTTTAGCATCAATCTCTTTGACTATACGATCAAATACTGATGGTTTAGCGATTCTTCCGATAGCTTTGTCGAGATTAAAGCTGGTAGTAGACTTCTTAGCCATGCTGTTGTTCCCTCCCTGTATCTATTATTTATTAGATACACGCATGTATTCACTATGCGTATTACGGGAGTATTAAGTATTAGGCTTGAGTCTTTTCAGATAGGCGTAGAGAATCTCTCTTTATCTTTGCTTTTACCTTAGCATCAATCTCGGCCTCTTTCTTTTCGATTTTAGCCTCTGCAGCTTTACGCTGGTCTCTTTCCCTACGTTTTATCTTGCGTTCCTCCATCTTTTCCGCCTTTAACTCCTCGGGAGTAGGTGGGCGACCACGCCCAGGCTTTAGCTCAGGTGACATAGCATATGCTTCTTCTCTTTTTGCTGCTGCTGCTGTTTCAAGTGCTTCTGCCTGCGAAATAAGAGCTTTTGCCGCTGCTGCTGGATCTTGCATCTTAGCCGCAAGTGCTTCTGCTGCTGCTTTCTTTTCTTCTAATGTTCTCGTATCGACTGGTGGAACAACTTCTGTTTCTCCTTTTTGTCTACGAACATATTCATCGACTTTTTTATCAATAGTTGCATTGATAAGTCCTAATGGTACTGGTTGATTTGGTAAAGGAAACATAGTAATGTTAGAAACAGGTTCCTTACGTAAATATCCGCGCTGATGAAGTGCTGTTAAGCAATTTAATCCGTCCGGAAATGTTCTACGATTTAGAACTTCATAGAAGTCATTTGTTTCTACAGCTTCTTTGCTATTTAGACATTGTATCAAATAGTCATGATAACTATCAGGAAGGCGTTCTGTCTCAACAATTAAACAAGAAGATTCATCGTTGGGTAGTTTTCTAAAGACTACCGCTACTCGAACTCCGGTATTAGAAAGTTGTCCTGCGTGTTTTTTTAAATTTTCTAATGGCATTTTATTTCTCCTCGAGTTTTTACACCCTCTGTGATTATTCTGCTACCGGAGCAGTAACTGGTGTTTCTGTTGATTTTGCTGATTCTTCCTTCTTTTGCATCGACTCAACATATGCTAAGAAACCTGAGAGCTTGTTGTAAGCATCACCGACTTGTGATAGTTCTGCAGCTTGAAAGGCCCCGCGTCTCGACGCGAGATCAACAATACGCGATAGAAGCTGAAGATCGGCGATTGTCAATTGCACAGGCTCTAGACTGGTGGTTGTTGGTGCTTCAGCAGCAGGTGCTGGTGTTACTGTTTCTACTTCTGATGATACTGCCTTTTTTGTTTTTGCCATTTTTATCTCCGTTTATTGTAAATGGGTTAGTAATAATCTACTACTTTATTTATTCAAAAATGTAGATTTATACCATAATATTGGTCAAATATTATGGACGATTTTATTCAAAAAGAAGAAAGGGGCCCGAAGGCCCCTTTGTGTAGGGTTTTATCCCTATAGGTCTTTATCACCTAGACTAAAATATTCATCCGGAATACTCGGTGTAGCACCTCGTTGATGAGGTACAACCACTATCAAATCTTCCGGCCAATCAAGGTAGTATGCCCATTCTGGATCGCGAATATAAATCGGCATCTTTTTTCTCTTATTTAAGATTTCAAAGTATGTCGGTTTGTAAGGTGTTTTCTTTGGAAGAATAGTATGATTATTACCTTTTTCGCTGTTGCACGCCTTACACGAAGTACAAACATTCAACCAGCTTGTCTTACCACCGTGTGATCGTGGAACCACGTGGTCTAGTGTTAGCTCTTGCAGCTTTACCTTTCCGTCTAGTTCTTTACATTTCCATGTAGTTTGCAGTTGACAGGTATAATCATCTCTCAGATATACATTTCCACGACTATACTTTAATCCCTTATTCCACTTTTTCTGACTTGTCATCATAATGACAGAGGGAACTTTCCATTCTACCTTCTGTGATCTTACTACCCAGTCATCATACTCTTTTAATACATTGACTTTTTCAGTAAACAAAAGACGCATAGCCACTTGCCATGATACGACCGACAGAGGAACATATGACAATGGCTGTCCATCTGCATTTAATAAAAGTGAGTCCATGATTTTTAAGAGTTGTTAGTTACAGTTTATAGAGCAATTGACACAATGTCAACTGGAGTTATTCTGTAGTAAAGGTTAGATATTTCTTAAATTCGTCGGGAATACCTTTGAGTTTCATAGCGATGGCATCTTCTTTATTTACAAAGTCAACTCGGATAATTTCGTTACTCCAAAATTTTCCACCACCATCACTACCAACAACTGAATAACTAACTTCCCTATCGCAGATTTGATCTGCCCAATCTTCAAAGAACATTAGCAATACATTATCCGCATTGCTGTTCGGTGCTTTAAAATGAAAATATAATGAAGTTTGATACATCAAAGTTGCCTTTGATGTATTTACCATCATCACTCAATTGAGGTGATCAACTTTAGGTTTATGGTTCGAATAGCAGCTAATGCATCTTCTCTGTAGTTACGACGCTGAGTCTCCGCTACTGTTCCGGGCGATGACCATAGCTGTTCAAATACTTTTTCAAAAGTGGATTCAATACCCGAGATATCATCCATTTTCATACCGATCATGGACTCTAATTCGGAAGCGGCATCCTTTTTTAGTCTACCCAATGCAATTGCTTTAGCTACATCCTCGACAAAAGCATCTGTGGAGGGAATAAGATAACCCGACATTATTTTACCGAACGATGGCTAAAAAGCCATCGTAACGCAGACTCTGTAAGTGTAGGGCTATGTCTAAAAGAGTCTCTTTTAGACATTTGCCCACTAATACCGCTGTTTAGTTTCATTTACTTCTTCTTAGTAAAACCGTCAGGTTCATACCACGCTGTCATACCAAACGGTGCAACCAACTTATGACCCGGATCTCCGTGAATCAGAAACAAAGTATCGCAGTAGAGCTCGTCGCCCCAACTACCACAAGGATAACCGTCAGTCATCATAATGAAACGTTCAGGCTCAATACCTTCTTCCTTCATGTATTCCCAGTTGCACATAAAGTCAGTGCCGCCGCCGCCCTTAATTTCATAATGGTCGATATCGTCGATGGTATCTGGAGTAAACTTAGCAAAGTTGTAGACACGAGTATCAAAACACCAAACCATCAAGTCAAAGTCGGTAAACTGTTGCATGATGCCTTTAGTTTCACTAAGCAAATCCCTCAGCATCTCATCCGACATAGAACCGGAACAGTCGATAGCAACCGCTGCGGATACACGCACGTCTTCCTTCATAGCCGGCAGATAAATGCCGCTGGATTGTGCCTTGCGCGAACAACGACTCCACGTGAAGTCAGACTTAATCATTGACTGAAGTTTCATGTTCAGAATCTCTCGCCAGTCCATCTGGGGATCAGTGAGGTCCTTAAGCATACGCTTCACGCCTGCAGGCGTATTGCCTGCGCCCGCAGCTTTAGCAGCCTGCATCACGGCAGCACGAATCTCGTCTTGCAGAATTCGACGCTCTTCGTCAGTCATGGGCGTACCCTTGCCGTCACCTGGTTCCAAGTGAATGTCAAATTCTGGAAACTTAGCGGTCGGGTCCTTCAGAAGCAGTTCGTAAACTTCTTCAGCAAACATGCCCTTATACTTCGAGTCGAAGCAAGCCTGCACACCACTGGTCTTGGGATCGGGAAGCTTACCGATATTGTGTTCGTGAAGTTCCCAATTGATAACATAGTCCGCAGCAGCATTCCACATTTTGGGGAGTCGACTTCCACGACGTGACATATGGTCGTAAACACAATGCTCGACTTCGTGAGCTACCAAGAAAATAGTTTCGGGTTTGGTCAGCTTACCGATAAAGTTACGATTGTAGTAGAAGTAACGACCATCAGTTGCAGCAGTGGGGCACCATTCGTCGTCAGTTGCATCCTTTAGGATAAGACGAGTAGCCAGTGTTCCCCAAAAAGGCTGCTGTAGGAGAAGTGAAATACGAGCACGGGTGAGTTGTTCAAGAATTGCTTCTTTGGTAAACTTGTCGGGAGTGGCCATGTTTGAGTCCTTATTTATTGCTTATAGTGTAGCGCGTATATTGAATTAAGTCAACAGGGTGTTATAGCTCAGCCATGCATTCTTTTTTACAATAATGACAGCAGTTGCAAAGAGTAGTAGAGTTGTATAGTTCTTCTGAATAAGGACAGGCATGATTTTTAGTACCCGGTCTCCCGCAGCGGCATAGACCGTGACAAAGCACGTCGACCGTGTTCTGTTCCCGATTGGGCATTTCTTCGTTAACTGTATCAAATAACGTCTTATTCATTTTTTATGTCTAATCTTTTTTATTATTTTCAAAAAGAATTGTTGCACCCTCAAAATAATAAGTGGTTGTTTCATTCATACCATAACCGGTTGTTCTTTGTCCGATATTAAAAGTAACAGATCTCACTTTTAATCCTGATTGATCTAATACTGTTTTCTTAATCATCGCCTCAAGATCAGTTTCACTTATCTTCGCTGTTACATTATTTAGTTTCATATATTTCCTAATAAAAGACAAGGGCTTAAAGCCCATGCAAGTGGTTCTCAAATCAATCGCTGTAATAACCCTAAGCATCGGGTTGCTCAACATCTCTTACGACTGCCTGTGAATATTCTCGTTCGGATGTAACACAGGGACTACCATAGAGTTTCCATCCAATTTGTAAATGTTTATTAACTATCTCCGATAAAGCGGAGCAATAATTATGTGAAAGTAATTTGTATTCTTGTACTATCATTTCAACCCCTTTACAAAAGTTAAGGCATCATTTATTCTACCGTCAAATATTTTTCTCGGAGGGAGTCGTATATTTCAAACCTATCGGCATGATTTAACGGTTCGCCCAAGGATCAGTTTGGCCTGCTCTATCCATTCTTGGGTGAGATAGAATACTATGTAGTTTAGGAGGGGAACGATGTTCAAACTTTTCAAGTTCTTTTCCACCGCAGTATGTTTTTAGTGTATATCTTGACATGTCTCTATTATAACACAATGTAAAAATTATGCAAGCCCTAGTGCTTCTTTTTCGTCATCCGTTAGTTTGGCCAAGCCCTCGGTCTTGTATTGTTCAGTCAGGTTTCGGATTATTATTGCACCCGATAGCACAAGTACGGAAAGCTGTTCCTCGGTACATTTTATCCGCCATTCGTGATATCGACCTTTGCTTGAACTACTGGCACATATACATGTTCTGTCTTGATATGAAATACCAGCACGCGATAATAGCACGCTATTGCTTGTCTGGGAATCAAAATGATCATCTGTGGCATGAAATCTTATTTGGTATTTGTTCATAAGATATTGTAATATTGTAACACAGATAAAGTCAATCGGTTTATTGACAAACTACAAAAAATATGCTAAATATATAGAATAACAAATCACGGTAAAAACGATGACCAAAATAATACACACCTGCCAAAATCCTATTTGCACCAATGTCGCAGAAAAAGACAAATACGGAAACTATAAACGATATTGTTGTATTGAATGTAAGCAAGTTTCCCAACTTGCAAAAATGCAGGCAGCATATGCAAACAAAGATATGGATGCTGTAGCGGAAAAACGCAAAGCAACCGTCACTGCTCGCTATGGCGTCGCCAATGTAGCACAGGCAGAATCTGTAAAGGATAAGTTGCGGATTACAACCGCTGCTACTGCTGATATTCGCAGCGCCAAAACTAAAGAGACCAACCTCAAAAATCACGGTGTCGAATCTACAAACTCACTGCAATCAGTAAAGGCTAAAAAGAAAGCAGTGTTTATCGAAAAGTATGGTGTAGATCACCAGCTAAAAATTCCGGAGGTAACTGCCTCGGTTGCACAGAAGAATAGAGATAATGCAGTTGAGAGGTTGGCGAAGGCATCTATCACAAATATAGAAAGATATGGATGTGAAAATCCTTCATCGAATATTGATGTACAAGTCAAACGAACTGAGACCATGATTGAGAGATTCGGTGTCGAAAATGCATCACAGAATGCCGAGGTGCATGCAAGGAAAATGAAATCTCAATTCAGGACAAAAGAATTTATATTCCCATCTGGAAAGATAGTAAGATTACAAGGATACGAATGCAAGGCAGTGACCGAATTATTGAAAACTTATACAGAATCTGAAATTATTACTGAAACGGAATGTATTCCTATAATTCCGTACACAGATACAGAAGGTAAAAATCACGTATATTTTCCAGATATTTATATTCCGAAAAATAACCTATTAATTGAAGTAAAGAGTCAATATACCTATAACGGATTCAGAGGTTGGTATGAAACAAATATGCAGAAGCATAATGCAAGCATTTCCGCTGGATATAAACACGAGTTTATGATTATGGGAAAGAAATAGAATAAGCCCGCATTGCGGGCTTATTACTTTTCCGTTGCGAAATTTATTCGCTTAGTAGGAAATTTTAGTCTTCCAAAATATATTTCCCATAACGCTCGTGGAAGTTCTTGAACGTCTTCAGTTGACGATGGTTGATCGGAAGCTGATAATCACGGAGCGCCGTTTTCGCGCCCAGGACGATCATTTCCGTTTGGAAGTTATCCATCATGAACGTAAAGAAGTGGTCAACGCACTGGTGCCAGTCGTCCATACCAAATCCGTCTTCCTTAGCCTTGGCCTTTGCCACCCATTCCTGTAGCGTATAGCACATGGAGATGGTCAAAGAATACATGGCGCTCAGATCTTTGACGTTCAGGTTTTTTTCCTTGCCCATCAGCACGTCTTCCGACTTCGGCATACGAGCAGCAACCTTACGGTGTGCAGCAAATTCAGATGCCAACCCTTCGCCGACAGTACCAGCAACCAGTGCCGTGTTCATCGACTCAGGCATCGAATCAGAAATCAGCTGGGAAACGAAAACCCACGAACGCGGAGTAGCAAACGCCTTGTCTGAAGATTTCGGATCGAAGTTGAACAACTTCTGCTTGTGATGCGACAAGAAACCAACAACGTCGGCGTGCGTACGGGCTTGAATAGCCCACTTCTGCCAGTCTTCGAAGTTTGCGCCCATCTCGATGTGGACCAGGCGGTTAGCCAGCGGAGACGGCATACGATATGTAACACCCTTGTCGCTATCACGGTTGCCCGCGCAAACCATCGACACACCCTTCGGCAGATGATATTCACCGACTCGACGATTCAGAATCAGCTGGTAAGCAGCAGCTTGAACACTCGGAGGGGCAGCATTGATTTCGTCCAGGAACAGGATTGCGTTTGCAAACTGACTTTCGGTAGGCAGGTCAGCAGGCTGAGCCCACTTCATGGTCTTGGTTTCGATATCGTAATATGGGATGCCCTTGATGTCTGTGGGTTCAAGAAGCAACAGTCGCATGTCAATCACGGGACGACCAGTTTCTTGACCGATTTCAGCAATCAATTCGGACTTACCAATACCGGGCGGCCCCCATATCATGGCCGGACGACCAACGGCCATGCAACGGGTAAGAAGTGTACGAACATCGCGGGGACGTTCAATGCGGTGAGTATCAATAGCCATTAGTTGTTCTCCAGTTGGGTTAAAAGTTGATGTATGTATTATGTTTTACTTATGCGATTGTGTCAACTGGCATGATCTGCTTTACCGCCGTGTATAGGACAAAGAGATAAATAATAGATGAGACCGACCATACAAGAACTACAATTAGCAAATACAGAATATTCTTATCTAAGAAAATTTATGATTAATAAGGATTATGTGAACTTTGTTATAGATGAAACAAATTTTTTAAAGGATGCTGTTATTAAACAGAGACTTTGGCATTTGTTAAATGAAATTAAAGATCAAGTAAAATGTAAATCGGAAAAATGCGATAATAAAGTTAAATGGAATATAAAAAATAATTCATATAGATCTTTTTGTTCATCTAAATGTGCCCACAATGATGAATCAGTAAAGAAAAAAATAGAAAATACCTGTATAACTAAATTTGGAGTAAAAACAAATCTAATAACCAATGATTCTAAAGAAAATTATTCTAAATTAATGAAACAAAAATACGGAGTAGATAATCCATTTAAAAGTAAAATTGTTCAAGATTCAATAAAAGATTATTTTCAACAAAATTATGGAGTTTCAAATCCAAGTAAAATCAATTCGGTAAAGAAAAAAATTAATGATACACATGAAAACAAATATAAAAGAAAAAGACAGAGTCAACTTCATTATTCCGATGAATCATATATAATAAGATCCAATAAAGAAAAATTAGTAGAATTATACGATGGCACAAAAAGTATAAAAGATATAGCAGAATTATTAGACGTAGGACATTCTCAATTATGTATTCAGTTTAAAAATTTTGGAATTGAAATACATCAAAGTGTAGGACAACTACAAGTGATTGATTTTATTAAATCAATCTATAATGGCGAAATTTTATGTAATGATAGAAAAGTATTAGAAGGAAAAGAAATAGATATTTTATTACCAGAATTAAATATAGGAATTGAATATGATGGAATTTTTTGGCATTCTCAAAATTCATCAGGAAAAATAAATTACCACAAAGAAAAAGATTTACTTGCTAAATCTAAAGGTATAAAATTATTTCATATTTTAGATTTAGAATGGAATAATAAAAAGGAACTTGTAAAATCTAGATTACAATCATTACTGGGGGAAAATAATAAAATCTATGGAAGACACACTTTTATAAAAGTGTTAAGTAAAAAAGAAACTAAAATATTTTTTGACGAAAATCATATTCAAGGTAATGCAAATTATTTATTTTGTGCGGGATTAGAATACGAAGGAAAAATTATAGCTGCGATGAGTTTCGGTAAATCGAGATATACTTCTCACGAATACGAACTTATAAGATTTTGTAATATTAAAGGAATAAATGTTATAGGCGGCGCATCTAAATTATTTAAGTATTCTACAGAATACTTAAATTGCAATAATATTATTTCTTTTTGCGATTTAAGGTGGGGTACAGGTAATTTATATTCTAAATTAGGATTTAATCATATCAGAGATAATAATCCTTCTTATTCATATACTCATAATTATAAAACATACGAAAGTAGAATAAAATATCAAAAACATAAATTAGAAAAATTATTACCTATATTTGATCCAAATCTAACTGAATGGGAAAATATGAAAAATAATGGATATGATCGATATTGGAATTCTGGTAATTCTGTTTGGGTTTGGACTAATTCAAAAAGTGTCGAAGGTTAGTTTAAAGACTAGCGCGTCTTCTTCCTTCAAAAAATAAAGCTCAGTCCAGTCTGTGTGCGTAGGACTTGAATAAATCCATTCATTTCCAGCATGTTTGTTCGCCCAAGTATATGCTTCATTTTTTAATAAATTGTTAATTTTAACACAATAAAATTCCTTTATTTTTTCTTCCATATTTGAATGACGGATACCCAATTTAGAGCATCTACGATTAAATTCGTTGTAATCCATTTTATTACTCTGAATCATATTCATCAATCAGTTTATTCAGCCATGATGCATATAGAGTTAGTTTTTCATAATAATTGACTTTGAACGCAGAGGCATGGCCGGCGGCATTGGCGGCATTGGCGGCATTGGCGGCGGCATAGGCGGCATTGGCGGCATAGGCGGCGGCGGCATCGGCAGCTTTTAACTCCTGATCATTATTTGCAGTTCCGTCACGATACTTATTTGCAAGCGCAATGCAATATTCCGCCTTTTTGTGCCCACTCGCCAAATGAACTACGTCATCGGCACACATCCAAGCCCATTTGACTTTTATATCAACTGGTAATTGATTTATTCGTTCGGAACGATTATCGATGTCTTCGGCAGTAAAAGTTCCATGAATGAGTTTAGTAAAGATCATATTCATCAATCAGTTTATTCAGCCATGATGCATATAGAGTTAGTTTTTCATAATAATTGACATTGAACGC